TCATATTAATATAATCAATAAGTTAATTAATATTAGCACAATTCCTACCTTTATTGCAACTAGCATACTATTTCTAGTGCTCCTATCTTTTCCAAATAACTTATTACCAGAATACCCCATCATAAGAGCCATTATACAATACTTAATCATGCTACCTTTCCTTTCTCTTCCCATATTGGTTTTGGAAGTTTAGTAATAAATTTTGCATATCCTTTTTGGTATCTTATTAGATTTAAACTGTGGAATTGTTTTAGTTTTAACAAATCTTCAAGCTCATAAGGCATCAATTCTTCTTTTAACTCATCAAAATTTTTCTTATCTGCTCCTTGCAGTAACATATATGAAGCTCCTGAAGCCTTAATCTCATTTTTCAATCTATTAGATAGCTGATCCATATAATGGGCCGATATTATTATTTTTGTTCCAAATTTTCTAAGCTGGCTTAATACATTGCAAATTATACCTTCTGCTGTTGGAGCTTGATATATCTCATCATAAAAAACGTTGCATCGTGATGGTTTTTCATGCAGAGCTCCTCTTAATTTAGTAGCTAGTATTATTTTTGATGTGAAGAAAGTTATTAAAACATTCTTTACCATTGTATTATTAAATTTATGTTCTGGCATTTTTATAAGAATTGTTTTTCCTTCTTCCATAGCTTTTACAAAATCCACATTATTATCAGCTTTCATGTTAAGCATATATTTAAGGTAGATATTTTCCTGAATTAAATTTACTCTATCCAATATACCCTCTATTTTTGAATCCTTTGTTCCAACGACTTCACATCTTATAACTTCCTTAGTCTTTTTATCTGTCTCTTTTTCAATCTCATTAAGTTCATCAAGTGCATCTAACATATCTTCAAGATACTCCAAACCTTGTGGAGAAATATTTTCTCTGGCCCAAGTAACATATTCAATTCTTCTTTGATATTTATTTAGGCATTTTATAACATCACCAATAGATGTATTATTATGAAGATATACTACATTAGCTGCAGCTGAAAGATACCTTCTCATCTTACCTGTTAAAGGAAGTCCATCGCCGTTAGCAGCATCTATAAATGCTAGGGTTTGTTCAGCCTTCATATTAGCAACCTCAAACATCTCAAATTCACTCTTTCCTGTGTAATTTATTTCATTGAAGCTTAATGCTTGAAAGTTTTCTTCTTTGGATAAGTCTATTTCAATTACATCTTTAGGATTAACTACTTTCTTAATACTGTCTGCAAGTTCACAGTTCTTTATATAATCAAGAACGATGTTTCCTTCCTTAGCTTTATTTGCACTTCTAGCTATATTACCGATTAAAGTAGTTTTACCTCCACCCTGTGGGGATAGTAACATTAATGCCAGGTTTGCAAAATTATAATCTGTTGGAAGATAACCTGCTTGAACTTCTCCTTTACATGTGCTTTCACCTAGTGGAATGCTTCCCTTCCTTAAATCTTCTGGAATCGGACTTTCCAACACTTCTACTTTTGTATTTACTTTATGCTTATCTAATAGCTCTCGCCCTGGTATTTGCACAAAGTTATTACATTCTGAGGTACTCATCTTATTTACTGTTACATTTCTAATTGTATGATCCTGTACATTTATTTTAGATTTTTCAGGGATCTTTCTATATATGAGGTTATTATCTTCGTTTATTACCTTGTAACTTTCTGCCACTGCTATAGCATTATTATGCTGCCTAGATTTATCCGCACTTTTACTATTAATTACTATTTGAGTGCCTATTATAGTTGCATTTTCTTTTTTTGTGGTGTTTTTAGAAAGATTACTAAGTGCATCCAATTTAGTAATAGCAACTTCTTCAGTAGGTCGTGGTTTTCCATCTCCTAAAACATCATTAAGAATGTCAAAAGTGAAATCAATTCCCTTTATTAAAGATATAAAGAAAAACTTAATAAAAAACGCAGGTGTAAACTTCTCTTTATCAACTGGCATACCGCTCGAAAGTCTCTTCATTGTTTCTTTATACATACCTCTCCAACGACCTTGACCTATAGGTATAAAATTATAAAGGATATCTATTTCATCACCTTTTTCCATTATATCTTTTACACCTAGTATGTTAGATAAAGGCTCATTTGTTTTTTTATTTACTTTTAAACTTAGAGGATCTTCTTTCTTATAATGCAGCTCATATTTTTCGCCTTCAAAATTTGGAACAGAGTCAACTTCTTTTATAGTTGCCCTCTTCCAAACTTCAGAACATTTTTCTATAAATAGATTAGAATATCTTTTAGGAATAGTTAAATAGAACCTACAATCATCTTTAGTTATAGCTATTATAAAACTAGCTTTTTCAGGAAGATCTAATGTAAACTTGAAATTTTTATGCTCTTTCATTTCTTTCTTCAATCGTTGGTAAGGTAATCTATACATAGCTGCCATTGTTTGAATTAATAATTCAGTATCATAGTTGCGGTTACTACTATGCGGTATAACTTGTAAAGTAATATACTTAGGTTTTCTTAGTTCAAACCAATCTTCTAACTTTATAGAAGAGGATTTCTTTTTAAATACATCTAATATCAATGAAATTCCTCCCTTCATGTATTTAAAATTTTAAAGTTCATTACTTTTTATTCTTGTGCATAATATTCTATACTGCTGAATTAATCATTTGAATTACTAAATACCCAAGGAAGCTCCCCCCTATAAGTGGCTTAATTTTTTTCCAACCACAAAGATATAAAAGTAGTGCTAAAAGGCATATTGTTAAACAAATTGGCAAACTATACTTAACACATCCACTCCAAATAAGCATACCTAAATTTTTTGGGTGAGTCAGATACCATAAAATTTTACCTGCTGTCACAAAGAACTCTTTAGTATCCTGACAAAATTCTTTTATAGCTTCAAATGTTTCTGAACCTGGTAATTTAACTAAGGCTGTTGTTATTGCAATTTTATTCATAAATTCCACCTCCTAAAATTTGAAAAGACCTGGGACCATTCCAAACAACCACGGAACTAAATAATCACCAACACAAATCAAAAATCCTGTGGCCACTTTCTTCCACTCCCCTTCTCCTTTAACAGTTAATAATAACAATGACTTTAAGGTGTATAGTAATGAAACCCAAAATACACAAGCCTGGATTACCTGTACTATCTTCCAAGCTCCATTATCTAACCCATCAAAACCGGTAGAAGGAGCTGCGTGAACTGTTTTTTCTAAAGTCATAAACAATGCAAAAGTATAAGCTACTGTTTTAAACAGCTTTTCATTTTTAGATAAATCTATCTGACGTTGATCCATCTCTTTTGAGAAATCATACAATACTCTCTCAACCTTTCCCATTCTCATATACTCACAAAATTCTGGTATAGAGTAAGTTATATTAGGTCTTTTAAACAACATTTATAAATTCCCCCTGTATAAAATTATTGATAAATGGTTATACTCTTAAAATAAAATTAAAAGATAGGAGCGAGTTGCAGTGGTATTACTTTTTGTATGTTCAACTACATATGTTGTTTTAGAATTGGCTAAAAACATATGTTGTAAATAAATTGTTAACAAATGCAGTTTCGACACAAAAACAGGAAACTTTTTAAAAGTTCTAGCATACACTGCTACTGTAGAACAGCTTCTGGGGCACGACAGTGAAACAGATGCTGGGCTATCTGGAGCAGTGGCTTGGGATTAGTCTATCCTTTTTTAAGGATGGCTTTTTTTATTGAAAAACAATATCTTTCATCTCAAAAAGAGTACCTTCTCTTTCATCGTCAACATTTTTTATCTCCCAAAATTCAGTTCCATCCCATTCCATTTCATAAACCTCATCTTGAGAATCTAAAAAAATATTTCTAAAGTATTCAGGATTATCCCAACTTTCTGCAAACGCATCTATATTCCATGTTTGAAAATTAACCTTAGCTTTTACTGTAAATCCTTCCTTTAAAATATACCCACATCCATCTTGTTTAAAATCTTTATAAATATCTTTAACAAATCTGACTAAGTTTGTATTATCAAGTGTTTGTATTTTCCACTTTTCAAAGGAACTAATATTATTAGAATACTTTTCTACCAGAGTTCCAAAGGTCCACCCAATTAAGTCTCCATCATATATTTTTACTACCATTCCTTTTGATAACATTCTAAAACCTCCTAACATCCCATTATTTCTCCTATTCCTTCATCATCTTCAGCTTCAAACTCTGCTGAATTATTTACTACAGCTTCATCTTGTATAAACTGTTTTGATTTTGAATTTTCAATATAAAATTCAATTGCTTTTTTTATAAAACAACTTTTATCATCTTGCCTATTAACATAGTCATATAATTTTAGGTCTCTGTCGTTCTCCTTAAAGCTTAAAGGAATTCGTTTTGCCATTTATACTCACCAGCCTTTTTAAATCCTTGAGCATTACCTAATAAATAATTTGTTTGAAATAAGCAATTAGGCACTCTTTTCATTAAAATCTTTTTATATAACTTTATTGCTCCTCCAGTGAACATAACTGCACTATCTCTTATTGGATATAAGTTTAACTCCTTAAAAATTCTATCTAAATGTATCTCTATAATTTCTCTTAGAAATGTTAAATCTTGCTTTTCACCATATACTAGCAGTTCACTTTTGCTTAAAATTCTTTCAGCATCCTCAATAGATTTATTTAATGAAAATTCCCCATTGATAGCATTTATTACATCTGCATATAAATGAAGTACTCCAGACATATTAGTACTGCTTTTAACCATCTTTCTGCCTTTACCATCTAATTTAAAATATCCTATGTTTGTATTTCCACCACCGAGGTTTACAAGAACCAAATCTCTTCCTTGAATTTGTGTTCGTTGTTCTTTAGTTAAAGCATGATATGCTCCTGCACATTCTGGAAAGAAGTCTAAATCTTCTATTATTAATGTTTTTTCTTTTCCTCCTAATTCAAAGGAATATATTTTATCACTTAGCAAATCATTTTTTAATTTTTCTTTGTTTTTAGAGTTAAATTGATTAGATGGCAATCCTATTATAATTTTCAATATATCCTCGTCTGTGCTTAATGCTAAAGCCTTTAAAACACATGCTTTGAACATATCTTTATCAAGTTTATTAACTTCAGTCTCAAACTCACCCTCCCCTACAAGCATTCTTTTACCATCTATTTTCATTAAATTTTCATCTGTTGCCTTTCTATGATTCATCAATCCTTCATCTTTAGAAATCTTACTTTGAAATATAATACCTTCACTTGTTTTAGTATTATAATTACCAAAATCAACTCCTAGAATTTTCATCATTTCTACTCCTTTTTGCATACTATTGGCCAGTATTGATTATTTTTATTCAATATTTTTTTGTGCTTTTCTGACCCTCTTGATATATTAATATGCACTTCTGCACAAAAAGTTGACTACTAAATCAATATTTTTTTATTTTTTTATTTTTTATTGATTACTTAGTCTACTGAATAACATAAAAAAAAGAGCCTATGTATTACTCTTCTTCGTAATACACAAGCTCCTCCATTGTAATATTTAATTTTTTAGCTGCTTTATAAACTATTTCTAGGCTCGGTTGACTCTTATTGGACTCATACCTACTATACTGTTGATTATTGATTTCTAAGAAATCTGCAAAATCTTTTGCAAACTTATACCCTCTATTTAATCGTATCTGTAAAAAGTTATTTTTTATTCCCACAATATCACCAACTATAATCTAGCTAACAATTCAGATTTTTTCAAATTAAATTCATCTTCGGTAAGTATTCCTTCATTTTTTAATTCTGCGAGCTGCCTTATCTGATCTGGAATTGAGTTTGAAGAAACTTCATTAGCTTGAGAGCTAGGCAATACTTCCTGTGTAACTGCTATATTACATTCAACACTTCTATTTTCCTGTTTAGCTTGCATAATAGCACCTACAGCTTCAGGAGCCTTTTTATTTTCAAATATTATTTTATTCATCATTCCATTTTCCATATATGTTATAACAATAAAATGATGCTGATCTACCTTCTTTTTCTTTAACCCAAAAGCGAATATATTAAATAATAATAATCTTGTAAGTGTTACGTCTTTAGATATTTGTGTTCCATCAATATATTCAGCTGAAGTAATAGCTTCTATTGGTATATAAATAACCTGTGTTATACCTGGTCTAAAATATACCCCTAACTTATTTATTACAAGCACACCATCACATGCCTTCGAAACTTCTCTATGACCTCCTGAATATTTAACAGTAGCACCAAACAACTGATTATTTTCTTTCATTTGCTTTATCAAAATATCATTTTTTTCTTTTTTAGCCTTAGCATTATCCCAAACACCCATCTTACTTCACCCCTAATTATAAATTCCACTTATATAATACCATATTATTCATATTATTACCAAATATTGAGTTTTTATTTTTACAAAAATAAAAAGCCTTTAGAAGGAATAATCCCTCCAAAGGCTTTTTATACTTAAGAAATACTATTATTTAATTGTCCATCATCTAAATAATCTTTTGCTTTAATATATAAATAATGTACTATAGTCCTCATTAAATCTTCACTGATAAAAGCAACTAATGTCTTAGGTAAGAATTGATATAATTGTTTAACTACCCATTCTTCTTGTTCTTTTCCTGATTTTAAAACTGCATCCTTTGCTTTACTTTTAGCCTGAAGCATAATTCCATAAGAAATAGCTTTGAATTTATTCCATTCAGCTAATGCAAATACAATTACAGCAACTATTAATACAATAACAAATCTCCATTCCCATACCACACTTAAAAATTGTTCTTTCATTTATTATTCCTCCTTAATTATAAAAGAGTGGCTATATAGCTCACTCTTACTTATTTAATAATTTTTTTAATAAATCGATTAGTAGTTTTAATGCTGTTTTTATTAAAGACTCTTTTTCTTGATCCTTAGGTTGTTCAGGTTCATTTGGTTTTGGTTGAGGTTCCTGCTGTGTTTTCTGTTCTTCAGGCATTACAACCTTTATTCTTTCAAATATTTTTAATATATCCTGTCCATACCCTTCGCCTGGAACTGCCCATCTACCATTTAGATCTTCCCAATTAGGAGCAACTCCTAAAAGTCCTGTACTTTGTAATATTGAATATCTAGGGTCCACACATTCATTCTTCAACAACTCAGTTGTTGCATATCCCTTAAGATGTTGTATTTGAGCTCTTACGCCCTCCCTTGCAGTTTTAAACCATGCTCCTTTACCTATAGGACTGTTATTTGTAACTCCAATGCCTGCATAATTATTCTGCTCTGGTAATACTTGCCCTCCGTACCTGAAGAAACCTGTTTCTTTTATAGATTGACAAAAAGCTATATCCCCCCTTATGCCTTCTGCAGCTCCTTCCTCTAAAAAATAAGAAACCAACTCTTCTGCTGATACAGTAAGTTTTGGTTCCTTATTATTATCTAACAAATATTTTAGCATTTGAGATTTAGTTAAAACTGAGATACCCATTATAGGAGTTTTTATTATTTCTGGTTCCTTTGGTTTTTCAATGACAACTGGTGGCTTTTCAGGTTCTTTAGGCTGTTCACTTGGTGCTTGTGTTTCTTTTTTTTTATATTCAAACAATCTAGCTCCATCTGTGTGTCTTTCAATATATCCATCCGTACCTTTGCCATCTTTATCGATGTATTTTATTAATAGAGATTTTGCATTCTCTAAGTCTCTATCAACCTCTATCTTAACTCCATCAATAAAAATTCTATACCATATTACTTCCTGAGCTTGATTTACATTTTCTTCAGGATATTGAAATACATCTACACCATCTGTTCTTTGAACCTTTCCTGATTTAGCTGAACCACTATCAACTGCAGTTTTTACACTTTCTTCAGCTTTATCTTGGTAAGACAATGCTTCTACTTGATTACCATCTAAAATAACTCTATACATTATAGATGGTTTAGGTTGTTCAGCCTTTTTAAAAAGTTTATACACATTTAAATAATCCATGCATACCCATCCACCATGATCTCCATAATAGATATTTGCCCAATTTCCCTCAACAAATCCTATTCTTACTTCTATTCCACAAGCTATAGTTCCTATTCTATCATACTCTGTACCAGCTCCACTTCTTACATTTAATCCACTCTCAGTTGTAACTGTAGCTAGTCCATAATCATTTGATGTTTCTTCATTAGAACTACTAGAAGCTCCTCCAAGTCTTTTTTTGAATTCCCACCATTTGGCCCAATTATTATCTGACATGTTATTCGGACAAATCTTTCTTGAAGCATCATAATGTCTTACTACATGGTCATTATCAACTCCATACCTAGCTTGAAGTTGTTTAACAAGCCATATAGAATTTTGTATAGTAGTTTCTGCTATATATCCTCCACTATTACACATTTCAATTCCTATTGAGTTGTGGTTTCCTATTCCATAAGCTCCATGTCCATCTCCACAGTTCCAACTTGCTTGAGTCTCTTCGACAACTTGATAAATCTCGTTTTCATCTACAAAATAGTGAGCACTAGCTTGCCTATCTCCTCCGTTGAAGTAGTTAGCATTTCCTTTAGCCGTGTCCTTGAAGTTTCCTGTGTCGTGCATAACAATGTATTCAACATTGTTTCCATCTGAATGATTATAAGGTGATATCCATCTTTTTATTTCTGGCATATTATCCACTCCTTCTTATTTAAAAAATTTAATACCGGCAATTACTGCAGCAATAGTTCCTAAAGCTTTTATAAGCTCTAGGACTACCTTTTGCCACTTATCTGTTGTACTATTAACATCATTAGAATTGGACTTTACTAAAAGTTTTAAATCATCAATTCTCTCAAATATTTGTTTAACATATATTTTAGTTTCTGCTTGCGACTCCCTTAAGGTTACTATACTTTTGTCATGTTCTCTAACCATGTCTTTAAGCTCCTTTATATCTTCTTGAATATTATGGAGAGTCCCTTGTTCTATACATTCTTTGCACCTTGAATCCATAAATCCTCCTAAATTACTGCATAGAAAAAGGACTCAGCTAAACCAAGTCCTACTTTCTATTTCTTTTTCTCTTATTTGGCACATATTCCAAAATGTCTGAAATGTCACATTCTAATACTTCACATATACTATCTAAATGGTCAATGTTTATTCTTTCTATTAATTCATTATATAGTTCAGAAATAGTGTTAGGTCTTATTCCTGTTTTTCTTGCTAAATCTGCTTGAGTCCATCTTTTCTCACCAAGAATTCTTGATAAATGAATTTTAATCATACATACCGCTCCCTTGTATCAGTTTTCAAGGGAATTGTAACCCCGTATGACAGATTAAAGCGTGTTTTGTTATAAAATATCAAAGAGTGATATACTCTATCACTCTTCGTTATTAGAACTCAATATATAAGAATCAAATATCTTCTTTTGCAAACAAAAACTATTACAATGTTTCATTATACCCATGTATGATTGAACAGTAGCATTTACCTTTTCAAAAGGAAGCTTATTTTGTTCATATTGTTTTTTTACATATTTAAGCCTTCTCTTCATTTTTAATGATGTTGATTTCCTCATTTTTATATGTGTAGGCCATATTCTAAAACCTACAAATTCAACACCTAATGATATAGGCCTTATAGCTGTTTTATTATTTAAATGCAAGTTCAACTTAGTATTTAGGAATTCTTCTATAATCGATTTATACTCTTGAAGTAATTTCTTATCTTCCGATAAAATAACCACATCATCCATATATCTTATATAGTGTTTTATCCTCAACTTTCTTTTACATAACTGATCAAGCTCATTTAAATACAAGTTAGCAAACATTTGACTTGTAAGGTTTCCTATAGGCATACCTCTATCATATAGTCTATCATCAGGATTATTGATATCTCCTTTAAGCTTTAATCCAAAAGGTACTTCATTGAAATTTATAATTCCTTTTAATAAATCTAACAAATCCTTACCTTTTATTTTCTGATCTAATATATTAATTAATATATTATGATCTACTCTATAATAATACTTACTTATATCAAGCTTAAGATAATAATATTTGTTTGGCTTTCTATCCACTTGATTTAACCAATAGTGAAGTCTTTTAACTGCACTATGAGTTCCTTTACCAACCCTACATCCAAAGCTATCATCAATATATGATTTATCAAATGTTGGATTTATAAGTTGATATATGGCCCACTGAACAACTCTATCCCTAAAAGGTAATGCCATTATTAATCTTTCCTTAGGATCATAAATAACAAATTCTCTATATCCTGATATTTTATACGTTTTATTCTTCAGCTCAGTCGAAAGCTCCATCAAGTTTTCTTCTAAGTTGAATGTAAATTCTAAAACTTCATTTCTAAATCTTTTATTTTTCCTAGCTTCAAGATAGGCATTATATAAATTTTCATAAGTACACAAAGTTGGATATATGTTTTTTATCATTTTACTCATTTGTACCACCATTAAAATATTATGCGTTGCGGATTTCACTTATTAAAGTTACTTTCGGCATTCATAACAAATATATTTTCTTCCTTGACGGAATGGAAACAGGCCCCTTTAATCTCTCTGCACTGGATACAAGCCCTTGAGCTTGTAACTTCTGGCCATGAGAGTAGAGCGGCACGGCACCCCACATTGTTGTTACTATTATTACGATGATTATTCAAATTGAGAGCGAACACGCCCGCAGACGCACCATTATTGAAGGAACCGTTAATCAAACGGCCTGTTCCCAATATATTAAATTATTGTTTTGCGGATTTTATCCATCCACCAACCATTTTACCAATTTCTATATTATAACTTGACCAAACCTCATATTTTTTGAAAGGCAAAAATCCAAGGTCTTTTGCTAATCTTGTATATGCTTTTAATTTTGTAACTTCTACATCTAACTCTTGAAGAGTTGTCTTTTTATAGTATTTTTTATGACAAACAATCGTAAGTTCTAAAATTTGATGCATGCATCTTTTCATATCATTTCCTAATGCAAATTTTTCACTCTTCGGAAATTGAGCGATTGCTTGATAACCATAATTTATCATGTCATAAGTTTTTTGAAGTATTTTTAAATCTTCCATTTGTGTATCACCTTTAATGGATTTTATCACATTTTGTTTTTTTATTTTCTATTTCGTTATATTTTATCAAGTTTGGTTAGAGGTCTACTATCGTAGACCAATCAGAACACAGCGACCTATAAAACGAAAGCGGCACGGCACCCCACACCGAAGTTACTAGACCTACGAAGATAATTCAAAAGGAGAGCGAACACGCCCGCAGACGCACCATAAATGAAGGAACCGCCTCTTAGAGGTAATCTTTCACCATAGTTTCTAACCCATAGTCCATCTCCTCCACATTGGTTATCTATAGGTGAAATTCCTAATACTTTTAATATCATTGGTACTGTTAATCCTGATTTTGCAGCTAAACTTTCAAAGGTACAATGACTATATCTGAAGTAATCATTAACTTCTCCGCCAGTATACATTTTATTAACAATATCCTTTCCTACTATAGGATCACCTATTTCATTTCCGTCTTTATCTGCACTTCCTGCAACAGTACAATCAAACTTTAATGTTCCTGCTGAACCTGGAGTAACTAAAGAACCATCCTCTGCTATAGCCTTCCATAGTAATGATGTATTTGAATGATCCGCATTAAAAATAGCGGCATCATTATTAGGAATAACTTGAATTTCTCCGCCATTAATTCTTAAACCAGTATTCCATTCCCATACATTTCCGCACAAATCATATATACCGTCTGGTGTACCATCATGCGACCAAGAGCATGGACCACTACCTGTTGCAACTCTACCTGTATGATGATAGCCTGCATTATCCTTAAACTCTGATTGTCCATTCCAATTGTTATCTAATACCCAATCGTACTTTTTCACTCCCTTCTCATACCTTGCATCAACATCGCAGCCTGCGTAAGTATTTCCTCTTGGTATCTTGCCATTCTTCTTACACCACAAAGCAATAGCAGCCCATTCTGCATTAGTCATTAAGTGCCATCCTTGTCCCTTCGCATAGCAAGCTGCTACTGACTGGTCAAAGTTAATCCATGCAGCTGGATCTTGTCCTGGTAATGAATAAGCTCTGCCATCTGTAATAATATTTTGGTACTTCGAAATATATATACAAGGTTTTTCAATTCCATTAACAATGAAAGCAGGATGTATTGTGTGAGGAGCTCCTGGTATTACTTCATCTAAATAAAACTTAGGGATAACAACCATGACACTTGGATTCCCTTTATCATCATATAAAACTGTATTTTTCCCACCTGTTGCAGCTTCTACTGCTGCTCTGTAAGTATCTTTTATGCTATATATAAATGCCATATTATAGTGCACCTCCTAAATATCCTATTGGTAAAGACCATAAAATAAGAGTGACATCTTCCACATTTAATGGTTTTGCCACTCTTGTTAAAACTTTTGAACCATCTTCATTTTGTTTTCCTGTATCAACATATTCATAGTCCTTACTAGGTATTTTAATATTTGCTAAATACCAAAGATAATTAGACTTTGTTGAAGGTGATACAACTAATTGATTGTCATTGTCTAAACACAAATCCAACAATACTTCCTCATCCTTTTGATATCTGCTTAAGTTAATACTTATAGCTTCATCAAAGCTTAATACATTTCCTTTTATTCTATATTGAATTTTTTGACCCTCATTTTGTTCTACAATTTTCACACTAACTCCTCCTTTAAGCTATATCCGAATTTATAGCTGTCCATCTTAATTTTATATTGTCTGCAGAGCCTGTTGTTTTTATCTTAAATCCATTTGCTTGTTTATCAAAAACTATTGTTTCTCCAACTGATGTAAGATCACTTGCACTATCAACGTTAATCAATACATCATAACTTAAATCAAGCATTGGCAATCCACTAAAAGATACTATTGCCAACGGTTCAGTATTTCTAATTGTTGTATTTGTTTCAATTCTTCTTTGGTCTGTAATTGTTATAGATGATAAATCCATTCTATTATCACCTGCAGGTACTGTAATTTTATAAAGAACTAATCTTCCTTCAGGAACATTTTCTGCTAAATATGGTCTATATCTTTTTTGGTTGCCATCATAGTCAACATATACATAATAAAGCATCTGTGTTGAAGTAATATTTTGAGGAACCATTGCTATCATTTGTTCATCTTTTAATCCTGCCGGTCTTCCATCAACATATATTTCAGATATACTGCCTTCTGTAAAAGTACCTGATTTTGATATCTGTAAGTACCTACTATTAGGCATTGCATTAATTATGCATCCATTAACAACTGCTTTATTATAAATGTAAACTATCCCTTGTTGAACTCTTTGATTTTTCCATTTCTCAAGTTCCTTATTTATTCCACCTATTTTTCCAAGTGCTTCAGCTACTAAAACACCAAGTAAATTATCAGCAAGATCTATTCCTTCTTCCATACGATTCATATTCTTCGCTGAAAGCGGAGTACCTTCCTGAATTATATTACCATTCTGGTCCTTTACCTGATCTCGCCATTGTAATTTTTCATAATTAGGCATACTATTCCTCCTTTATCTTATATTCAAATAGCGTCAATAATCCTCTCTTATTGTCCTTTTGAATATTATCATTTCTTTCATCAAATATCTTACCAGCAATGGTTACCAGCCTATACTTTATAATAGTTCCTACAAAGTCCTCGTCAAGGTATACAAAAACTTTTATAGAGTCATTTGTTTTTTCTACTTTCTGTATTTCTGCATCCTTATAATTACCATTTATAAGTACCTGGCATTTTAAAAGATTTGATTTTATTGTTTCATAGATTAATCCTATTCCATCAGCCGTCATTTATTAACACCCCCTCTCACATAAGTATCTTCACTTACTTTAATAAGTTCCTCTGAATAAAGTCTATTTACACTATCAATAAGTGCTCCATTAATTGTTTTCCCATCTACTCCATATATAAATGCTTCTTCTGATGCTTGTTTAAATTCTTGTGATTTATTATTGATAATGCTTAGATTTAAACTTTCCTTGAGCGTTCTGCCATCAGTATCTTTTATAAAATTATCTTCATAAACTACTTTTAATTCATCTGAATTCCACTTGTTTATACTTAACCTTAATGTTTCTGATAAAGTTTTTCCATCTCCTAATATAAAAGTTGTTTCTGAAGCTACTAAAAATTCATCACTTCTAAATTCTTTCAATGATGAAGATACTATTTGTTCAAAACTCCATCCATCTGTTGCTATATAAGGATTATATGAAACATCAATGGTACCACATAAAATAAAAGGATCACTAAACCATTTACTAAACTGAGTTATTAATGTAAGTTCTGTTATATAATTAATAGCTACACCAAAGTCTAAATGAGCAGGTTTGATTTCTTCAACTTCACGAATCACCGCATCAAGTACATTTTCTAATTTGGTTTTAGTTTCTAAAGTAACTTCAAATCTATATTCTTCAGGAAACTGAGTAATAACAACCCTATCAACAAAATTTCTAAGTATTCTTCTCATTTCATAAGGAGTCATCGGTGAAGCTCTTGACATTTTAGTTATCACCTTAGCTCTTCTGGTTTTTAATTCTTCTGAAGAGTTTACCGGAATTCCTAAAAAATTTTCCCAATACTCTATTCCCCATGTAGCTGTCTGCGGAAAACATTGCTTTGTTAAATCAAATATATTAGAATACAATCCTTCAAGCTCTTCACCTGTACTATCACACTTTGCATTCATTTGAATGCTTTCTTGATAATAAGTTGGTAGATAGCTTTTTAACTCATCTGCTTTATTCAATATACTTCACCTCTTGAAGAACAACCTTCTCCTCATCACTTGTTACAAGGTTATTATTATTCTCATTTATTCTAAGAGTGTTAAAGTCTAAAACCCCATCAGTATTCATTATTACAGCTTCTATAGATTTTAAAATAACAACTTCTCCTGGTAAAATCTTTTCTAAGTGTTTTATTAAATTGTCCTTTATGGCCATTTTAACCGAATCTAATGTATAACTAGACCTTACCCTTAAGCTTGACAATTCTATTGCTACAGGCTTAATTTTAACAGTTACAACTGTTACTTTAGCTCCTACTGGTGCTTTCCCTTCACCCAAACCATCTCTTGGATCTATATAATCTTTAACATTGTTAATAATCTCTTGACCAACAGGTAATCCCTTCGAACCAAAAACTATTAACTTTACAGTTCCTGGACCTTTCCACAAAGGAATAACTTTTACATAATCAGCACCAGGCACTTCTTTTGCCCATCTAGCATAATCATTTTTGTTTCCTGATGAAGGTGGATTTTTAACTTTTTCCAATAGCCTTAATAATAATGGGTAGTCTTCTTCTTCATCTACACCACTACTAAAAGCTTCAGTATTATAAACTTTTTCAACTCCAGGTATATATTCACTAAGTTCAATAGTATTAGGTGGTATGTTTCCTATTGATCCTGGAGTTGTACATAGTAATTTTGTTTTTAACTTACCACTCTGTGGTAATACTAAATCGATAGCTTTGTTATCTTCATCAACAACTAAAAATTTTAAAACTTTATCTTTTACAAGTACTTTTATTTCAACCGGTGCTGTATTTATAAAATTAGGTACGCCCTCAACCAATGCAAATCCTATTGAACATTCTGGCTTCTTTCTTTCAACTCCATGCGACTCACATATCAAATCTAAGTGTTCACCATAAGTAGTTCTAGCAAATACTAAATTTAAAACACTATCTAACTCACAATAAGCTCTAGCAAATTCTAGTGCCTCTGGTGCTAATGCATCCCATATAATACTACCTTCTCTTTTATCTATATCATCTGGTATTCTATTTAGCATTCTTTGCATTATTACTTCAAATGATTGTTCTTCATACACGTTTAATCACCTCACTTATTGTAAGTTCTCCTTCTACTGTGTCCACTGTAAACTTTATATATATATTATCCATTTTTGTTTTTATATCGAAGCTATGCACTTTATTAATCCTATCATCGTACTCCAATGCTTCAGTAATCATTCGCACTAACTCTGATTTTAAAAATTCTTCTGTAAGATCTAATCCTATTAAATCTTCTATTTCAGAACCATAATTAAAACTATATACAATATGCCTAAACCTTGAAGTATAAATTGTTTTTATACATAACTGCTTTATTGCTTCTAACCCATCTACCTTACCATTTATTTCTCCTGAATTTATATCTAGAGCATAGGTCTTTGTGGCATACTTATGAACATTATTAAAATTAGGTATATCAACTCTAGGGAATAATGACACTTTTATCACCTCAAATCCTATCTAAAATATAAAATCTTTGTCCACCTTCAAAGCATACAAGCATTACCCTATCTCCATTTTTAAGTGAATTTTTAATTTTTATTGATGCATCAGATGCTGAAAAATTATTGAAAGTCTCAGAATCTGTATATACAGTTTTGCAATGTATATCGCAAATTTTACTATAATCTGTTAGATGTTCAGGTACAACCAGTAGCTCCTTAGGTATAACTAGTTTTAAATTTTTTTTAAGCCTTATTTTTAAATCAGGTGGAGCACTAATTACCTCGCCTTCTGCTAAATTCATTAAATTTGCATTATCCATGGTTTGTTTAACAGCCTTCATTATCGTTTCTATCATACTGATACCTCCGGTAGCTTATCCGTCTCACTTAATTTTAAGTTCATTGTATGCTCTTTCCCTTTGAAGTTATGGCTATCCTCTTCTACAAAGTAACCTTTCTTTATGTTAAGGTTACTCTCTATTACATAAATTGCGGTACCTGATATTACATCCGGAAGCCCTAAAGCAGATATTGAAAATTGCCTATCAACTCTACCTTTTTGTTTTATTATTTGATTAGCTCTCTCAGTAAGCTGTGATTGATTTAAGTTATCTGATACTTTTTCATAATATTGAAGTAATCCAAACTTCTTTTGAAGTTCTCCATTCTCAGCTGTAGCAATTATAGTTTTATCTTTTTCACCTGCCACTAATTTAACCCTAGTAAATGTATCCTCTAAGCTACTTTCATAATTGTAATCTATTAAGTTAACACCATCTTCTATAACCCATCTTCTAATTTGCTCCACTCTTCTAACCAGAAACAATAAGCCTTTATCTGAATATAAATAATAATTAACACCTGTTTGCTTTCTAGTTATCTCTAAGGCTTGCATTATAATGTCATAGAGAGTTTTACCATCACATACTAGAGAAGGAATTACATATCCTGTGTCAGCTATATTGCCTATAGGAATACCAAAATCTGAGCATATTATCTTCGCTATATCACTTGCTTTTTTTGATGTAAAAACATAGGTTTCTGTATTTTTAAGCAAATAAATCATAAGATCATATATTGTTAATGAGTCAGTTTCACTTTTGTCTTTGCCTACTTTCCAAAGAACACCTCTCAATAACTCCTGCTGCTTCCACCTAAATACTACGGTATTACCTTCTTCAAATTTAAAGGAGCCATGCAATCCCTTTGAAGTATTTAATACTTTAAGAGTTAGGCTCCTAGCTGTTTTATATTTACTTCCCTTAATCTCTGCATCTTGAACCATAGAAGATACATCATAAGTTTGATTATCTTTAACACAATAGACTTCCATCATGGTATTGTAAGAACCTGCCCTGGATAAATAAGATTAGGATTTCTAATTTTATCTCTATTAGCATTAAAGATAACTCTCCAATCACTTATACCAAGCTTCCTTGCAATCTTAATTAACCAATCCCCCTTAACAACTGTATAAGTCCTTGGTGGTGGAGGAGCTGGCCTTGGTGTTGGCTGAGGTACTACCTTAGGTTCTGGTGGTGCTTGAAACTTATTAACTAGAGGAATTACTATATTTATTTGTCTCGGTTTAACTATTCTATATTCTTTTAACTTCAAACTATAGTTAAGCGTACCTATATCTCCGGCCTTCTCAGAATACTTAAATTCTTCAACGCTTACAAGCATATTGATAGGAGTATTTGTAATTATAAATCTAAATGGTGATTGGCTTTTATATTTTTCTATGAAACTTACTGCATCCCATGGATTAGGTATTTTAACAAACTCACAATATGGCCCATACGTTGAAGGGAATATTGCTGCAAACTCAAATACCTTAGCACCTGGCTCTTGAAGAATAGTTACTTCTCCAAGTCCTGATACATTAACAGTTGTATTCTGTGATCCTGCATCGATATCTATTGATGGAGGGTTTACAGGTAATTGCAATCTATCCCTATTATCATTAACTGTTAGCCACATTTCATATTTAGGTTTCATATACCGCACCTCCTGTATTAAATAATTCTTCTTCTAAATATTCTTCTATCATTTTAATAATAGCTTTTAATTCCTCTTTACTAGTCACTTGAATACTTCCAAATAAACTTTCTATTGTTACAGTTTTTTCATTATGTTCTACAGTAGAATTAGATGTTGCTGATCCTCTAATTGTTTCAGCCGTTTGAGGGTCCATCTTAGGATCTGATTTTAGCAAATTCATAGTTTTACTATTTGGAAGAACTTTTTCTCCACCATTCATCCAAAGTAACTCTGGACCTTGTTCACCAACTATAGCTGGACCTTGTTTTGCATAATTGGTTCCTTTTGCATACCAATCAACTCCAAGATGAGGTACTTTCGGTGGTGCTAAACTAAACTCTCCTTCTAGCTTAAAATGTGGTAATTTGATGTGAGGTAGTTCAATTTTAAGGCCGCTAAAAAATCCTTTTATTTTTTCAACCTGATCACTAACAAAACCCACAACAGCATTTATTGGAGTCATAATAGCTGTCTTTATTCCATTCCACACACTAGATGTTACACTCAAAATTCCATTCCATACACTTGATATAACATTACTAATGCCATTTACTATACTACTTATAGTTGAAGTTATAGCATTCCAAACTGCTGATGTAATTGATTGAATAGTAATCCATACTGAAGATATAAAACTACTTATAGCATTCATTGCAGATGTAAATACTGATGATATAATACTCCAAATATATGTGAAAAAGCCTACAATAGCATTCCATACAGTTGTAGATACCATTTGAATAGTGTTCCAAGCTATTGTAAAGATATTAATCCATCCGTTAACAACTGTTGTAACTAAAGCAAATATATAATTCCATATAGTTGTCAATACCAATACAATTACATTCCACACAGTAGAAGTCACAGCCTGTATAGTATTCCATGCATTAGTTAACACAGCCACTATAGTTGTTATTATTGGAGTAAGGAATGTCACAATACTATTCCATATCGTATTAAAGAAATTATATATAGCAGTAAATACAGTAGTAGTTATGGCTACAATAGCATTCCAAGTATTTGTAATAAAATTTGCTATACCTTGAATTATAGGAGTTAAAAAAGCAACTATACCATTCCATATATAAGTGAAGAAACTTGCTATTGCATTCCAAACTGCTGTAGTTACAATTTTAATAACTTGCCAAGCAACTGTTATTACAGCTGTAACTATATTGATATATGTTTGAACTATTGATGATATAAAAGTCCAAGCACTTACAAATATGGCCTTTATAACTTCCCATACAAATGCACATACAACCTTGATTCCTTCCCAAGCCTTAACTAAAAAATCTCCTATGGCCTGAGCTATAGGTATTACAAAAGCTTTTATTGCTTCCCAAGCTGCAATAGCTCCATCTTTTATAGCAATAGCAGCTCCTATTACATTTGTTTTTAACCATTCCCATGCAGTATTAATCGCATTTCTAACTGTCTCATTATTCTTATATAAATAAATTAATGCTCCAACTAAAGCAGCTATAGCTATCACTACCCATACTATAGGATTTGCTGCCATCGCTGCATTCCATGCCCACTGTGCTGCTGTTACTACCCACATAGCTCCTGCAAGTAAATAATCTTTAGCATATAGGGCAATAATAGCAATTGATTCTGCTTTGTCTGCTGCTATGCTTCCCCATTGAGCAACTGTCTTAATGCCATGAGCTGTAGCGAGTCCTAGCATTATACCTTTTTGTATAGTATATACAGAGCTTAATCCAATAACCAAACCCTTTACTACGCCTGTGTTATCTCTAATCCATTCAAGTGATGCCTTAAGTATGTCGAATCCACCTGTTACTAATGAAGAAAGTGTATCTTTTAGTCCTCCTGATGAAGTACTTAAGCCTGGAAAATAAACTTCTGCAATTTCCTTAACTAAATTACCTATCTCTGAAAACTTAGGTGTTATAAAATTAATAGCATCTTCTATATTCTTTTGAACCTCTGGCATTATTTTTATTATAAAATCTGTAACATTTGCTATTACTGGTAGAAATTTAGAGCCTAACTCTATTTTAAACACTTCAAAATTAGCTTTTATTTTTTCAATAGTTCTACCTATTCCTTTATCCATAGTTTGATATGCTGTATCAGTTGCACCTGCTGCATTCTCCATTTCCTTTAAAGAGTTTGTGAACATTTCAGTACCTTGCCCAGTTAAAGAAAGTGCTGCATTACCAGCTTCTACTGATCCAAACAAATCATTTATACCTACATTGCTTTTCTTAGCGTATTCCTCCATGAGTTTTAATGCATCCTGTGTATTCTTACCACTAGCAATAAAATCTTTAAATGATTTACCACTTATCTGCTTGAATACCTGGCTTGTTTTAGTACCTTCTTTAGAAAGTTCTACAAACAATTGTCTTAACTGAGTAGTAGCAACACTTGTAGGAACACCCACTGCAGTTATACTAGCTATAGCTGCAGATACATCTTCAAATTTTACTCCCAATGCTGAAGCTGTAGGGATAACATTAAACAATGATTGTGATAATTCTTTAAAGTCCGTTTTACCTAACTTTGCAGCCATAAACATAAGGTCTGAAGCCTTAGCTGCACTCACTACATTTGCACCATAAGCATTTACAACGGAACTTATACCATCAACTGCAGTTTCAAGTTCTGTTATACCACCGACAGCTGCTTTCTGAGCTACTGCCAAAAAATCAAAGACATTATCTTTAGGAACTCCTGCCGATAATGCCTGATATAGTGCCGGTGTTAACTTTTCTGGTAATACTCCAAACTCTTTAGAAAACTTCTTAGTTTGATTACTCATGTCATCCATAGCTTGTTTGTTTAATTCAGGTAATAAAGTAAAAACTTTATTCATACCTTCTTCGAATCCATTAAAAGCTTGGAATGTATCTGTTGCAAATTTAGTTATTGCTGCAGTACTAAAAGCTCCAGCTGCTATCTTCGCTAATTTGCCAAGTGAGTTACTAAATGCATTACTGGAGCTTTCCATTTGCTTCATTTTAGGTGAGAATCTATCGACAAGGTTTATAAAAGCTGTTAAACTTGCCAATTACCTCACCTCCTCTTTTTCTTTGCTTTTTTAATTGCTTTTTCTTCTTCCTCTATTGCTATTTCTTCACTTGCTATAATAAGAGCTTTGTGATATTCATCCATTTCATCAAACTCTTTAGGAAGAATGTTGTGTTTTTGAAATAGACGATGAAACCATATGGCCATGTAGTCATCGCCCTTGATTAGTTTTTTGCGTCTGCTACTAAATCCTCAAACTTATCATCAAAGCCATTAGTTTTGAAAGCTTCCTCTACCCAGGTTGTATATTCTCCTGGAAGAGATAATATTTCATGTGCTAAATCTACAGGATCTACACAGCTATATGATTCTAATAATTCTCCATCTTTAAAGTTTGGGAATGTTGTTGTCTCTACTGCTACTTTTGCTACAAACCTTTCTTGGTCAAACTTTTCAATTTTTTGTCCTTTGTGATATATATTCTTAGTGCAATCTCTTTTTATTTCATCTATCATCTTTGATGGTATTGCTTTAAATTTGAAAGGTATTGCCTTTCCATTTTCATCAAGGTATCTTTCAGTTATTATTGTTTCTACCTCTGGTAAATTTTGAGCTTTTCCTTTTAAAAACATCTTCATATCCATAATTAATATTCCTCCTAAATTTCATTTAAAATAAAAGCACCCTTAGTTTTCTAAGAGTGCATACTGATTAAATTTATAATGTGTCTTTAAGTCCATCTCCTTGTAGATTGAAGTCCTCAATAGTAAATGGTATTTCATCTTTTATTACATCACCTTCAGCATCCATGTTGATTAAAGTTAGAGAGTCTATATTTACACCATACAATGTTATTGGCTCAGCTCCTCTACCTGAAGCTGTATCATTAGTTATTGCTACACAAGTCAAATATACATCCTCTCCTGTATCTTTAAATCTTTGAAGAACCTTAATCCATTTTGAAGTAGCTCTATATTCTGTAATAGTTCCTGAACCACTTAATCCAACTGATTTATGCCCTGTCATTCTTTTCCCTAATCTTTTAATTTCAACCTTTTCCTTTTCAACTTCTACTTCTAATTTTATTCCATTTAGAACTTCTTCGCCTTCAAGAAAAAATCTACCTTCTTTTGCACTAATAGCATTCTTAGATTCCCACATTTATTCTTAACCCTCCTATCTTACTTTAATTGAGAAATAGAACTTTTCCATACTATCAACAGGTTGTATTGCTATCTTGGCCCATACGCTTTCTCCTTCAGCCTTTTCTATTACAAAGTCTTTTCCTGGCTCATAGTTTTGGATCATTGAGCCTTTTTGAAGAGTTAAAAAATACTCATCAACTGCTGACATAAGTAGGCTTTGTCCTTCTGCATTATTATCAATTTTACCTATATAGTTAGAACTAAAGGCTTTTAATAAATCATTGTTGATGCCATCAAAAGTTCTTATTACTCTATTTTTTGAAAACAACTGATTTTTACCTTGTCCATAACTAGTAAGTGAATTAATATCCTGTTCTACTTTTACTTTTTGGCCATCAAATTGGAATACAAACTCTCCATTTTTTAATGCCTTTATAAACTCTGAATTTTTTAACCTTGGTACTGCATCAACAGCTCCTTCATAAACTGAGTATGTTAAGGATTGTTTCATTGAAGCTCCTGCACTTGCACCAGCTACCCAAGGAACACAATCCTTAGGTGTTAACACAGTATCATCTGATAATCTTATACCGTTTGTAACATTGATAATTCCCTCGTAGTCTGATTTATAATTATAGACTACACCAACAACCTTCTTACCCTCTTCATCTCTTAATCTCTTTATGAAGCTAACAAAAGTTACTTTTAAAGGATCATCATCTACCGGGAAAGCAATTGTATCAAATATCTGTGTTTCTACTGCTCCTAAAAAATCAACATAATCTGAGTTAGTTGCAGCACTTTCTGAACCACTTGCTAATGTAATTCCTGGAGTTGTTTCTATATTTCCTGATCCACTAAATACAATAAAGTCATTCGCTTTTAATTCTTGTATTGTAACTACTGTTTGCTCATCTACTAATATTCCATCTAGATAAGTTCTAACATCTTTTTTGCTACTATCTATTGGATTAACTGTTACTTTAACACTTAGAGCATTACCTCTACTTCCTGCTTTTTTTGCAGTAGCTGTGCATTGAGCTGTTGTTCCCCACGACTTAGTTGCCTTAGTACCTGTATTTAAACAATAAACTATTACTGTTTTTGCTCTTTTCAAAGCTTCTCTTAAGTATAAAAGTTTATTGTCAAATAAATCTCTAGCAAAAGCAGTCTTTACAATTGTTAAATCTGCATTTTCAACTTCTATGAAATCTCCTTTATTTCCCCAATCTAAACTCATAGGAATTACAGTTATACCTCTTTCAGAAGTTTCTATTCTTGCTAAAGCAGCAGCTATAAAATTTATATATAAACCTGGTCTTACTTTATTTTGACCTTCTATAAACGTACCTCCTGCCATTACTGTGCCTCCTTTCCTAACCATTCTTTAATTCTATTAATTGCTTCTTCTTTTGATATATCTTTTTTAGAGTTGAAAAACACTCCATCAAAGACTTCTTTTTCTACTCCAAAGAGCTCTTTACAATTTGCTCTTAACTCTGATAATGGATATAGTTCTGTTACTACTTCTTCAATGTTTTCATCCATTACTGAATACCTCCTAATTTCATATTAAGGTTAATCTTTTTTACCTTCTTACTCTCTTCTTTACCCAACTCTCGTCTACTTCTCCAATTTATCTCTATTTGATACACTCCATCACTTATTCCTCTGCCATTTATCTTATCAATTCTAAATGCTTGATCCGTTGCTAAACCTTCAGGAGTATATACTTTTATAATGTTCCTTTTTTTACTAAGTTCCTCTAATATTTTTTCTCCTGTTGTACTAGCCTTTAGGGTTGTCTCCTCAAATATCTTTACAAACATTTGATAATCATTCTGATAAGTAGAAAGTGAATCTCTACTTGTATCTAAAAAGGGTACAGGAAAATACATAGATGGAATTATAAACTCTTCTGGTACTTTTTCAATATAAATTTTTACTGGATTTACTGTTTGAAAAAATTTAATAATTGAACCTCTCTCCTGGTCTAGCAACTTAATCACCTCTCATTTATTAGAATTTATCAAGCCATCCTTGTAGATTTTTTTCTAATGATTTATGAAATATTTTTTCATAAATTTTAATAGCTCTATCCCAGTATTTTGTTCCATCAACAAATTTTCTTTTAAGAAGCATTCCTGTCTTTCTTTCTGATGCATCATAAATGAATTTGTCACCTACCCATCTACCAGGTACCCATCTACTAGCAACACCATCTTTTGTGGTGAAATGACCATCATTAACAGCTTGTGCATATTCTACATTTGTACCTATCTCTATTGTTAATCCACCATTAGATATCTTCCAAATATTATTACCATTTCCCTTATCAAAAGAATTAAGTAATAATCTTGTATCAACTGTTTTAGTTGCTATAATTTCATTTTGAATTATGTCTAAAAATTCAAATCCCATAGCTTCAAGCCATGTTGCAACTTCCTTTTTAAACTCTTTACTAGCAACTTTCTGAAACTTCTTGAAAAATTTATCAAGCTCTTTTGTATTTATTTCAAAGTCTTTAGCCATTATAAATTACCCTCTCTTACTGCAGTAACTTCAATATGATGGTTTTTAATTGTTCGTGGCACTTCTAACTTATAAAATACACCATCTTTTTTAACCTTGGTATTTACCTTTATAGGTGTTCCTATCATAAAATGAACATTGTAACTTTCATATATTTTATTGTTTGGCTCTTCTTGAAACACTCCATTTCTTAAGCCTGCAAGTGAAAAGTAACAAGGAACCTCTTTGTAATCAGGTTCCTTATCATAATAAAAATTATTACCTTTGCTTTCTATACCATAGCCCAAAGATTCTTCTTTCTTTTTAAGTGGATATATATCGCACTTATCAGTAAGTAGCGTTCTATAACTCATATAGCTCTCATCCTAAACCTAACTTTATTACTTGTACTACTTTGATTAGTTAATATATAATCCTTAAGCATATTTAAATATACAGGCTTTTTAATTGTCCCATCAGCATTTAATTGATAAGAATAATCTCCTATTCTTTCACTCACATATCCTTTAACTGTTGATTCATCACCAGCAATTAATGCATAGTATTCTGCAAGCTCTATACATACTTGTTGAACTTCTTCTGGAATAGTGTTGTATTTTTCAAACTTATGGCCACAAACTGCAAAAATCTCCATTTGAGCTTTTAATATATCATGTTTTATTTTGCCACTAGCACAGCGTGCTTTTACTATACTAAATTCTGTATATTCCTCTACTTGTTTTGAGTCTATCAACATTATGCTTCACCTTCTGGCTGTCCTTCTGAAGTACCTTCTTCATTTGAAATTTCCTCTACGAAATATTCTTCATATCCTTGAAATTCCTCTGCTTTATATTTTTCTCCTGGATAAAAAAAGATGCCTCCACCTATATGAAGAACACCTTCCTTTTGCTTTAACATATATTTTTTTGTTTTTCCTGCCATAACTAGCTTATACCTACCTTTCTTATAGTTTATTTCCTGTCATCCAAGCTACTGCATTAACATCTCTTAATACAGCGTCTAAGTATGCAAATATAATATGATAAGTTGCATCTTTAGCAGCTGCTGTAGCACCAACTCCTGTTCTATTGTATCTTAATTGTCTAGTAAATACAGGCTTTAAATTTTGAATTGGTGTTAATGCTGCAAATTTACTTTGCAAAGAAGCTACTATCTCTATTGGATATCCTGCTAATCTAGTTAACTTACCATCTTGAAGTACTGCATCTCCAAAACCTGTTGCTCTTTGGCTAACTTGGGCCATTAATTTATCGTGTGTGTTCCTAGTTATAAACCATGTTATATCATCAAACTTGTTTTTATATTTTTCTGGAAGTAATTGAACATGATTTATAAAATCCATAAGTTGTGGTTCCTTATCTAATAAGTCAGTTTTATATGGTGACTTTTTCATTCTCTTTACAAAACCATCTATTATTCTCAAGAAGTCTTTATCAGGATCTGAATCCGGTGTAGATATATCTCCATTAAAAATAAGGTCTTGTAAGTCTACCGCAAGTTGTCCTTGGATTAAATTTATTATTGTGGTTTCAACATTCTCTCCTCTTACTTGCATGTTATACCATACATCATCATCCTGAATCCATTCATCCCAGAATACCTTTTTTACTGCATAAGGAATTTTACCTTGTCCAATAGAATTAACTCCATCTGGTTTATGGTCCTTAGAATGTTCCCTTATTCTTCTGCTCGATACTGTCAATGTATCAATATTGCCTGCTGCATCATTTTTATAGATAGGATTTAATTTAGGTAATGTACCCGCCTTATTTATAGTATCAACTAAAAATTGTTGTGATGCTGCACTTGGCATAGATAAGCTTATATCCTTTTTTATAGGTTGTAAGCCTACTTCTTTAGTCATTATTTGTTTGTTTGCTCCCATACTGAAAACCTCCTATTCATTCCTCTTATTATTTAAAATAGTCCATATAACTTTTTGCAACTGGTGTATCTTGTGGCTCTCCATCATCATCAAGACTCTTTTTTAATCCTCTAGCTTTTTCAACCTGATCTAGTCTATTTGACAGTGGCTCAACTGCTTTATTTACAGCTTGAGATACTAACTGTGCAATATCCTCTGGCTTTAATTCTTCATTCTGTGTTTCGTCTTCTGCTCCTTCTTCCTTTTCTACAATATTAAGTTTTTCCTTTAGTGGGTTTATGGCCTTTGTAACTGCCTCACCTATCATTTTTTCTATTTCTTCTTTCTTCACGTCTATTTCCCCCTCTTCTCCTTCCGGATTTTCTAATTCAATTAATTTGCTTAAAGCTTCATATGCTGTTTTTATCTGAGTCATGTTATTTGTAGATATCTTCTTACCTGCCTTGGTTATTAATTCTTTATCTGGAGTACCTATAGCTTTTATGATATCTTCTGAAACCAATATTCCACTTAGTATTTCACTAAAATCTTGTAGTGCTTCTTGTATTACAACCGGATCACTTTCCATTACAAATTTATCTTGTCTCCAATCCCAATACCCTAAAACACTTTGTAATGCATCAAATGCAGTCCAAAAATTTGATCTCTTTGCATTTGCACTATAGTTGTCCTTAACAGCTCCCTTTTTAATTTGAGTAGATTTTCCTGAAAAGAAATCTTTAAGAATTTTAAATAATCCTGCTTCTGACTTTTCGACCTCTTCTGCAGTATCTTCATGCTCTACTCTTTCACCAACTCCACCCATAGAGAAACCTGTTATTTCTCCTTTTTGAATGCCTTCCCAAGTATCATCATCAGTTACATGAACACTCATAAGCCATGTACCTTTTTTAACATCTTGATCTCCTAGTTTCATTTCTGACTTTGCTACCCAGGACTCAATTACTTCTCCATAGCCGGAAGTAAAATCATGTTGCTTGTCTACATTCCTAAATTCCTTCATGAATAAATGTGCCGATTTTTCTATTTCTTCTTCTGTCATAAACTCATCATGAGCATCTAGAACATCAGGTTCATAAACAATACCAGTGACAATTTTTTTTGCTTCATCGGTTTTTAAAATTGGTACATGCCTTTGGAATGTTGGTTTATCAGCTGATTTAATAATTGCAAAGCTTTTTTTATTAGCAGCTTTATCTACTAACGACACAAAACTTATTTTTGCATTAACTATTTCTGTTGCCATATTCTTTCTCACCTCCTTTCAATATTGTTTAAAATGTAGATGAAGTCCTCCTCTAATTGATTAAACTCAAAAGCATAGTTACATGCTATAAGTTTAATTCCCTTAGAATATTTATGATTACAGTCCTCATCATATGTTTTCCTATAATACTCAAGCTTACTTTGAAAGTTTTCATATGAATTTACTATGACTTCTGGTTTTTCAAAGCCATCCATTTCAATAACAACTCCAATGTAGCAAGCTCCCTGTCTTTTTGCTTGTTTAAAGCACCTCTCTAAATCTTTCATTACTATAGCCACTTTATATACCTCCATAAACCAAAAGAGATACTTAATTAAGTAGTACCCCTTTTGATGTTTTTAAGTTTTATTTTTAATAAAGCTACTTCAACCTGTTTTAAGTTAAGGTCAAACTTTATCTGCTTTGAGGGATTTGTTTTAAATTTGCATTTTAACTCTTTTAACTCTTTTTCTGATTTTTTAAGCATTCTTCTTATTGTGAATTCATCCATCATAAAGCCCCCATTTCTTTTAGAGCTTCCTCCCTCAATTTTAGTTTCTCTTCTTTTGAAAGTTTTATAATACTTTGATCTACTTTTGGCCCCATAGTGCAATGGCAATTTACCCTTTGTTTAGCACTTAAGGAAGGGTCTCTTGGATATTGAGCCTCTTCTCCACCTACATAAAAAGCTTTATCAACTGCCACTGATGTTCCATCTAAATTAACATGATCATCTCTAGGTTTGATACCTTTCCCACCAGAATGTTTCCATGTCTTTTCAGTAACACAAGGACTTTGCATAAAGCTTTCCCATAAGCTCCTTGAATGAGCTGTCAACATTTCAGTAATAGCAGTAGTCTTTGCTCTTTTCCTATCAAACTCCGGAAGTTCTTTAAGTTTATCTATAACCTTTGGAATACCCTCACCATCTTCTAAAGCTTTGTTTAATACATCTTCTATTGCTTTGTGTGTATTTAACTTCATAAGCTCTGATAGGTCTTTAGACCATGATTTAATCCACTCTGTAGTTCTTTCTGAAAATATTTCGAACTGAACTTCTTTATCTATGCTATCCATCAGCATAGTACAAAGCTCATTGATAGTTTTTTCAAGAAACTTCTTTGTTGACTCTTCCATATCTTCTGAAAAGGTATCTGTTGCTGTTAAATCTTGCATTACATAATTAATTAAATCTTTTAATGCTACATCTTTTGCAATATATTCATTTATACCTTTTATAAAATATTTTTTTTGATTTCTTAAATGTTTAGCAATTTTCTTCTCATATGCATTTATAGCCTTTATAACTGTATCTACTCCCTCAAATTCTTCTAACTCATCCTTTAAATCCTCCTCCTCTTCTTTTATCACTTTATCTAAAGCTTTTAATAGTCTAGTTACTTTGTCCATCTTTAAGTTCCTCCACAACATCTCTAACATCTTTTAATATATTGATTAAATCGCTGTTAGTGCCTATCTGTTGCGATTTTAGGAATGGTAGACTATTTATACCTTCAGTATTCTTATTGGCTAACACTGGCGGTAAATTAGCCTCCTCGCATTCAAAATTTTCAAGTGATTTCCCTAGTACCTTACCAGCCTCATCTCTTAAATCATTTGGTGCAATACCTCCTAATCTACCTATAGTATCTATCATTCTAACTTTATCCTCTGTGTTACTTATATCAGGATTGTTAAATCCTAAATCAACAAATAGTAGGTTATATTCATCTAATAAACAATTATTTACTGTAAATGCTAAACTCTTTCTTTCTGGTATGAATACTTGTTTTTCAGTAATTTCGATAGCTGCATCAGCAGTTGCTCTATTAAAATCTACTGATCTACCCACATATATATCAGGTAATCTAAACATGGATTGCACTTTTCTTCTAGTAGCTTCATCATAATCTAAAAATAAAGCATCTTGCTGTAACATAGAAGCCAAGTCCTTTATTTCTATATCCATCTTATTTTTCTTTTCTTCATCCCCTAAGCTTATAGTATCTTTATCTTTTATTTCTTCCATCTGAAGTAGTAAAAATTTGTGTGCATTATCTGAACCTTCAACACTAGCTGCATAATCAGCAAGAGCTCCTTCTGATTCTTCTGTTAAAACTCCATTCTTAACTAATATTGCTAATGGAGTATGTCTGCCTTGTTTAAAGTAATTAAAATTTAACTCTTCAGCCTTCCTAGCTCCAACTATTGAAATATAACATCCTAACCATCTTGGAACACCATATGCTCCATTGCCTATTTTAAGTTGTATCAACTCTGTTGCTTTCTTCTCTTCAGGTATATTTTCACCAAATTCTCCAGTCTCACAGTTTAAATCTCTAGGATCTCCAAACTCTTTAAACCATACTTTTTTACTGTTTATCTCTTGAACAAATTTTCTAAATCTTTTCTTACGTTTAAAATTCTTACCATCCTTTTCATATAAAACTTCTACTGGCTCACCTAGTTTAGTTACTTTAATAGTTGTTGCATCTACAAGCTCTCCTCCTACTGGCAATGCTAATCCATCTCGTAAAATCTCTATATATCCTTCACCGCAACTCTCTCTATAATCAATAGCTTCTTTCCATACATCTTCGAATGATTTTTCAAAATTAAAATACTTTACAAAATCACTTACCTTTTGCCACTCAGCTTTCATTTCAGGAGTCTCTTCTTGTTTCAATTCATCGACTCTATACTTTAGAGTCACACCAAATCCAACAATGTTTTGTTTATAAGCTTCAATACATTGTTGAAGAATACTACTTTCCTCTCTTAAACTATAAAGGTACTTTTTATCGTAAGGAGGTTCAATAATATCTCCAAATGATGAGTTATCTTCAATTTCATTTTTAGCATTTGTAATTGTTGTATTAGTACTAGATGCTTTTATAACTTTTGCTTTTAATTGATTCATTTATCTACACCTCCCTAGTATAAATTCCTTTTAAGTTTCTTTTGAGTATCTTCCTTTTTTTCTTCTGTTTCAGTAGCTTCTGGTTTTGAAAAGCTTCTTTGACAAACTTCTGCTATTCCTGTTAATGCATCTGGTGCATCATCATGTGCATTTTTTCCTTCCTTTTGGTAGGTAGTAATTGCTTTGTAAAACTCTGGCCATTTATTTCTCCACATAACAGGAAAATATATATGGTTCATTACAAAGGTACTATTGGTTAAGATCCTGGCCTTTTTATTTTGACTTTGATGGAACCATTTAATATTTACTGCCTTGGTTTTAAATTTCTCCCATATGATTCGAATAACATTTCTTGCAAATCCCTTACCACCATTATTACTTTCAATTAATGCAGCATTTACTTTATTCTTTACCATAAATTCAGCTGTTACAGGTTCGGTCACTTCCATACCTTCCTGTGTATAATACACATCTAGTATGTAAGCCTCACCTTGATATATACCTGCAGTTATAGAACAAAGGTAATCATCTCCTTCGTCTGCAGTATCAGTGTAATTAATTATGTGTTCAAAATAAGGCGGAAGCTTTTCATATGTTTTTATTGTTTTATAAAGAATACCTTTGACATCAACAGGTTCTTGTTGATAGTTAGCCTGTATTATTTCTTCAGATGTTTTTGATTTTTTATCATCAAAACTTTTTCTTGATAAAAGTTCCTCACATAACATTTCATCTTTAACTTCATCATAAGCTTTCATTTTAAGCTCATACCATTCTCCTGGTTCCTCTTCTAGCAATTTGCCACACAAATCCTTTGTGGACCACCTAGTCATTATAATGATTTGCATAGCACCTTCTTCAAGTCTTGATAAATAAGTATTAACGTACCAATCCCAATGGTTTTCTAATACGTTGTCGTTGTAAGCTTCTGATTTATCTTTAATAATATCGTCTATAATGCCTATGTTACATCCGACACCTGTAAGTGTTGCTGTTGGTGATGTTGCTAAATAATTAAAATATTGCCCTTCTAAGGACCACATTTGATAACTACCATCACCTTGTTTTATTTTTGTTGTTGGAAATATATCTTGAAATATTATCTTATCCTTTTTATGATCATCTACTCTTACTTCATCTATTCCATCCCTTACAGCCTTTGCAAACCTTCCTGAAAGTTTCTCATTATAAGACACAGTTATAAGTCTATTGTTGTTATCCTTCCCTAGCACCCATTTAGCAAAATTAGTAGCTGTGAATGACTTTCCATGTCTAGGTGGCATATTAAGCATTAATTTTTTACAAGTTATTTGACCTTGTATACCATCTAAACTATCTACTATTCTCCATTCGCTCTCAGGAGGTACTTTTATAATTCTTCCTTCATAAAGAGATTGAAGAGTATGTGCTATTTTTTCTAAATGCCATCTATCCTCTTTATAAAATTTAGGATATAGTGTTTGAGTAAAATCCCAGAAGCTCCTTCTTGATAATTCACACTTGGCCATTCTTGCTATAGCTTTTTTTTGATTATCACTCAAGTTTGGCAAGCCTTCTCAACTCCTCTAAGGACATCTCTTTCATAGCTTCCCTAGTTGGTGTTACATTAGCATTAAGATTAACATTTGCTGTTGCTCCTCCTGTTGCCAGTGCAATCTTATCATAAAGAGTTCCTACATAAGTCGCTACATCTCTAAGTGGTATATTCATAGCCTGTGATATTGCCTTTATAGTATCTCCAACTGTCTTACCATCAGCACCGTTACTTTTCATAACCTCAATAAGCTCATCTATCTTATCATCAAAATGTTCAGCCATTACTGTGGCTAATATTATCTTTTGATTTCCATAGGCTAATGCATTATTTACTGTATCCCATGCTTGTTGAATAAACTCCATCTTTTTCTGTGTTCTATATTGTTCAAGATCATCTGGATTAATATTAACTATTCTATTTACTGTACTAGGTGCAACTCCTACTACTTCTGCAACTTCCCTCTGTGATTTACCTATTGCTGATAATGCTAGTATTTTCTCCTTTTTATCTTCAGTAACCTTCTTTTTAGTTGCAACCTTATTACTTTTTTTAGTTGCATCTTTTTCTTTTTGGTTGCAACCTTTTAACCATGGTTTGCCATCGTCTTTGTCTCTCTTGGCCCATGATTTAATTGTTCCTAAGCTGACATTGAACTCATCAGCTAATTGTTGAAATGTATATTTTCCGGTTTCATAAGCTTCTTTGACCTGCCCTTTGTCAGCCATAGAACTTCACCTCCTACTCAAGTTTTGCTAATCTTCTAAGCTCCTCTATTGATAGTTCTGACATATTGGTTTCAGTTTTTATATTTCCCTCATGCTGCAACTCTATCTTATTACGCCACTTTTCTGGTTGCCTATTTTTTAACCAAAAAATAATAGCTGTTACATCAGGTGGTACTGTTCTCTTGGTTTTTTTAACCTTTGAGGTTTTACCATCCTTAGTTGCTACTATTTCCGTTTCTTCATATTCATAACCTAATGCTCTTTTAAGAAGTGCATCTTCTACCCTGGAATCAAAATAATCCTTATTCTCTTTTAAGGCCTGCATAAACTGCGGATATTTTTTCTTCCAGTCATAAAGAGTTCTTATACCAATACCTAATCTTCCAGCTATATCTTCATCAGTACATCCTTCCTTAGCTAACTTTTTTGCAGTTTCTAATACTTCATTACTAAATTTTGTTTTCCTTCCCATGCTCTCACCTCATAAGTTAGCTCCCTTATGAAGGTAAAATAAAAAGGAGGTTTCCCTCCTATGCTGCTCTTCCATTTCTAAAGGCTGTGTCTCCTTCTAGGTTTGCTAAAAGGTGTGTTCTACAAGTTTTGAATTCTTCTCCTATTAATCCAAGCCTTAGCAACCAAGTTCTAAAAGTATATTTTTCGTTAGTAGTTTGTGTTTTCTTACTACTTGCTGATTTTTGTATTATTGCCTGGTGGCTTATTGCTAAACAAAATTGTATATATGCCTTTATCTTTCCTGCATGGGTTGTTCCATTGAATAGTCTAAATTCCACTGTACCCTTTGTAAAAGTTGCATGTAGGTTAAGTCCATGATATCTGCTGCTATGATAATGGTTGCTCCTTGAACCGCAATATGGCTTATACCATATATCTGCCATATCATTTAGGCTTTGCGGTTTTTTACTGTTAACTTCTTTTAGTAACCTGTCTCCAACCTTTCTGCAGTATCTTTCTTCTCTTCCTTCTTCAACTTCTAGGGCCTTATATATTAAGTCTTGTTTACTATAAAATATATTTATAAGGTTCCTTAAGCTCCTTGTGTTGTGGTTTGAACCATCTATATGAATATGTATTCCGCAACTTCTATTTGCTAAAGCTCCGGCCTTTCTTAAAAGCCTTACTATTTCTTGAACCTTTTCTATATCTTCATATTTACATTTAGGTGATACAACTTCAACTTTATATTCATCGGTGGCACTTATGATATTTCCTGATGATTTTCTTTGAGGTGATATACTTCCATCCCTCATTACTTTCCAGGTTCTTTCTTCCTGATCTTTAATTTCATATTGGTCATACCCGCCACCTACGTGCCTTGCACTTTTACCAAAATATTCAGCAACAACTCTTGCTGCCTTCTCCCTTGTCACTCCTGTAAGTTCTATTTCTATACCAAACATTTGATTTTTCATAAATTCATTTTACCCCTTTCAAAGTGTGTGTTTCTTTTTGTTAGTGTACATGTTAGCTCTGAAAGAGGTTTATAGCCAGTTATACTTAACGACAATGTTCATCTTATAATTCAACTAAAAAAAGCCTTATAAAGGCTTTTTTACTTTTCTAATGCTGTATATCTTGGGTAGGTATATCCTTCGGAATCTACCAATATACTTTTCTTTGTTTTTTTATTTTTAACTCTTATGCATCTTAGTTCTCCTTTTTGATTGTTACCACCATCTTCTTTTGTTATCCAAGGTTGGTCTTTATTAAAGTCTTTTGCAAATTCCTTAAATTCTTCATCTGTCAATTCAACCTCTCTTATTACTTCGTATTCTGTTCCTTTCATTCCATCCTTCTTTGCTTCTCTTGTAAGCTCCTTAAGCTCTTTTAAATTTAAAACCTTTCTTCCAAATAATGCTCTCATTTTAAAATCCTCCTTGTGTGTTTTTCTTCATGTACATTAATCACTCTAAAGCACAGTTATATCAAGGATTTTAAGATGTCTTTATTCGACTTCAGAATAAGGTGTTTTAATTCCATCTCTTATTAAAAAGACTTCTTCAGGACCATATTGATTTATATACCTTAAGACTATTACATCTGTATACTTTTCATCAAGCTCCATTGTATAACATATTCTTTCTACTTCAGCAGCTGCCATCAATGTTGAACCACTACCTCCGAATAAATCTACTACTAATGTTCCTGGCTTACTACTATTTTTAATGGCTTTAGCACAAAGAGCTAAAGGCTTCATAGTTGGATGCTCTGCATTTCTTTGAGGTTTTGGTATCTCCCAAACTGTATCTTGAGTTCTATCATCTACAAAATAATGAGCCTTACCTTCTTTCCATCCATACAAAATAGGTTCATGTCTCCAATGGTAGTCTTGTCTACCCATTACAAAAGTATTTTTAACCCATATTATACATTCAGCAAGTTTTAAACCTGCTTCCCTGTAAGCCTTTCTAAAATTCTCACCCTCACTATCCGCATGACAAACATAAATTGGAGCTCCTTCTTCCATAAGTTCATAGTAATTGCTAAACACTTTTAAAAGAAAATTATAAAACTCATCATTACTCATATTATCATTTTGTATTGTGAGTCTATCTTCAGTACCACCTTCATATGCTACATTGTAAGGTGGATCTGTAAATGCCATAGAAGCTTTTTTGCCATCCATTAGTAAATCTATATCTTCTTTTAAAGTGCTGTCTCCACAAGCTAACTTATGTTTACCTAATAACCATATATCCCCTCTTTTACTTTTAGGAGTATCTATATTTTCTAGTTGCTCCTCTATGTTAAAATCCTCATCTTCTTCTATTTCTTTTGGGTTATACTCATCCATTAAGCTCTCTACTTCATTCAATTCAAAACCTGTAAGCTCTAAATTATAATCTGCTATCTTTAAGCCTTCCATTTCTTGAAGTAAAGCTTCATAATCCCATGTTGCCAACTCTGAAGATTTATTGTCCATTATCCTAAATGCTTTTACCTGTTCTACAGTTAAATCTTCTGCCTTTATTACAGGTACTTCTTTTAATTCTAACTTCTTAGCAGCTTTATACCTGGTGTGGCCTGCTATGATTATATTATCTTTGTCCACTATTATAGGAACTTTAAATCCAAACTCTCTTATGCTTTCTGCAACCTTGTCTACTGCATCATCATTATGTCTAGGATTATTTTCATAAGGCTTTATTTTTTCAATAGATACTAATTGTAATTCCATAATCATTCACTCCATGTCCTTTGTCTTATAGCTCCACCTCTACCACGACTATAACTATCGTGCTTCATAAGTTGTTCTACTTGGGAGAAAGTCAGGCCTTGATTTTTCCTCCTCCTGCTCCTTCTCCTTTTTTTATTACTCTTAGGTTTACTATTAAGCTGCTTATATACATCAGCTTGTCTATCCCTTAATATCTCACCTATTTTCACCTTTCTCCCTCCTTTCTTTATATAAACAAAAACACCAGCTATCTAAAAAGCCGGTGTTTTCTAACCTATTTTGTTATTATAATTATATAGTTCATTTTTACCAAAATCTATGACATGTTTTTGACATTTATATTTTTATATACTCGTTTATCCCTTTTTCTATAGTCCTATTTCCTAAAATATACGTACCACCATGTTTTATATCTACAAACTCATAATATATATCTCCATCTCCTGGTTCTATTATCTTCCTTACTCTATGATCTCTATTGCAAAATCTAACTATATCTCCTTTGTTAAATAGTTTAGGCAATAAACTTAATTGAATATACACATTGCTTCACCTTCTAATTACCTATTTTTAACGGTTTAACTATTTCATATCTTCCACCGAATACATTACTTATATCAATATCATCATTTTCAAATGGACTGTTGCCTTTGTAATCTTCATGAAGTTCCCATTGCCTAAACCAATTTTTAGAATGTTCATCAAACACTTTATTATGTCCTAAATCATTATATACAGACCATTCCTTCTCCTGGTAAGAATATTCAGGATGTTCTTTAATTAATCCCTCAATGTTGTATTTATCTTTTAAAGGATTCTGCCCAACCTTCCAGAGTTTAATTTTATTATTTTTTAATATTACTGAAGCCACTATTATATGTGGCCATGTATCACACCAATGTGCCATTCTTTTTCACCCTACTTTCTTCCATATCTTTTATAGCCTTCTCAAATTCTTTATTTATAGTTGCTGCTTTCTTCTCAATACACCCATATTGGCAACCGCTACATGAATTAGGATTAGCGTCTTTATCATATCTACATACTAGCATCTATTAATCACTCCCTTATTTTTGGGTGAAGTGATTTTACCACCTCACCCTACTCTCCAAGCCCTTTTATTCCAAAAATCTGAATTGCAAACCTTCTAATTGCTTTGCCTTTCATACGGTATACATGTCTCTCTGATACCCCAAACTCCTTTTCTAATGCTTGTCCTCTTATGTTATCTATAAAAAACTTTCTTAATACTTTTTCATCCTGTTCATTACCTTCTCCAACTGCCATTTGACTAAGAACTGAATCTATAAGCTTTATCTTCTTTTTTGTTAACTCCAATGATTTCTCCTTAATTTGCTTTTGATACAATAGATTTACTAGTCTATCATCTGGAAGAGCTGCACCTCCACCACCAGGCATCCCTGAATAATCTATTGCCTTGGCTCCTGTTATCTCCTCTTCTAAAAATTCTAACTCCTTTTCTAAATTTTCAACTGCATCTGTTAGGTCAGTATAATTTCTTAAATACCCTTCCGCCTCTTTTATATAATCCATTCTTAATCCCCCCTTGTTTTAGTTTTAATGTCTTCCACCACAGCTTTCCGGGTTATTAGAACATGTTAATTTACATGTGTTTTCCAATTCACATTTTCTACAACACTTACCTTCACAGCCTTCAAGAATATTATATTTGCATTCTTCAATTCCTTTATCTCCATTTGCTGCAGCTACACATAGTGAATAAGCCATTAATATTACTAGGCAAAATATTATGAAAACTATAATTTTAATCATTCTTTTCTTCCCTCTCTATATAAATATAAGATTTATAAACTTCAATTTTGCCTTGTCCTAAGTGCTCTTTAACAAGTTTAATCTTCTCCTTAAATGTTCTATAAGGGATAACCTCTATCACTATCAAGATTACTCACTCCTAATATTTACCCTCATTTAGATCATTAGTTGATTTATTCCAAACCATTCTCGCTGATGTGTATATATTATTTAAAATTTTTAAAATATGCTCTATTCTATCTTTTAGTGCCGGGTCCTTTTTACTTCCTACTTCTGACCTTCTTACTTCAAAGAAAATAGTACTCCAACGGTCATATTGAGCTAGTGCCTCTTTATGCAGTTGATATGCTTGTGAATAATCTGTATCTTGTAAAATGTTAAATCTTTCTACTATATCCTTGAAGCTATCTATATCTTCATCAAATATGACTTCATTGCTCATAGATTTCTCCTTAACAATTATTTCTGCAATTGTAATAAACTTTTTTATTGTAATATTTTTTAGTATACAGCTTGGTTTTATATGGTTGATATTTACTTTTTATTTTAGGCATTTTTATTTGTTTATCTAATAAATGTTCTAGTTCTACTGCCACTGGTTTAAGTTTATCCCATAGCTGTTTCATAGAATCTTGAAAAGTATCAAATGCATTAAATATAGCTGCTAAACTCAATTTTATCTGTTCTGTTGAGTATAAACCTCCAGATTTGATAGATAACTGTCTAGCAATTAAATCTATCTTGTCAAAGTATATTCCTAAACATCCCATGTCTAGCTCTTCTATACGATCATCATCCGTCATAGCTTCCCAATCAACTTCATCACTTCCACAATAAGGACACCTTATACTACATCCTTTTGATAATTCTTCTCCTATAATAAAACTCTTATCACATTCATAACAGTTATATCTTACATAGTTATCCTCATAATAAGTTGTGTGTATATGCTTGGCCACTAAATCATCTCCATTCTTTCTAACTTTCCCCTTACAGCTAAAGCTGACCTTGTACCTCCAATTTTTTTAGATATAACTTCCGGACTATATCCTCTCATTCTTAAACTAACTAAGATTCCAACCTCTTCATCTGTCCATGGTACATGGTTATCAGCTTTTAAAGGTCTTTGCTTTAATCCAAGATCTAGCATTCTCCTTTTTATAGCTCCTTCAGTTCTTTTTAAGCACTCTGAAATTTCACTATAGTTATATTTATAAGCATTTAACATCGATATAAGTGTATTGTCTTCATCTTTTGTCCATGGAGTTCTTTTATATCTAGCTGCTGCTATATCAGCCTTCCTTTTTTCCTCAACCCAACTTGGCTCTTTACCGAGCATATTAGATTCAAACTTTGAAAAATCTATTATATCCTTATGTTTCTCAGCCCACTTCCAAAATTGATCTATATCAATTACTTTATATCTTTTATTTATGCTCTTCTTATACTTTACGGGTAGTCCGTATCTGCACCACCTGTCTGCTATCCACCCATAACTTGTTCCTTTACCTAAAGCATTTGCAAGTTCATTAATTGTTATCTCCGTACCTGAATGCAAATGTCTTCCTAAACCAATCTTTTGTGCTTTTATTTTTACAGCATTTACCGTTCTGCCTAATGTTGCTGCTATCGTTGGTATTGAAATTATTCCCCATTTATCCTCTAAGTATGAACACTCTTCTGCTGTCCAATTTTTACTTCCCATAATCTCACCCCTTAAGCACTTTTTATTAATCTTTTTATACAAAGCCTACATATAGCTGTATGCTTTTTCTCATTGTCAAATATAATATTTAAGGTTACATTATCAGGACCATATACTCGGCATATCCTGCCTGTTATAATCGTCTCCCCATAATATGCTTCAACTATATCTCCTTCTTTTACTTTTTTTCTTACTTCTTCAATATTCTCCTGATTCTCTTGTTTTTCAATTTCAGACTTATCATATAGAGATTGAACTCCATTAAATTCTAATATCCATCCTTTTGAATTAATACTAATTATCTTTGTTTGAAGCTCTATAATTATATTTCCATCACCTTTTCGCCTTATTATATTTTGTATATTCTTCTGTTCTCTAAGCTTCCTTAATTGTTCTTCCTGAATATTATTAGTAATACATTCTTCCTTGTAATAGATAATCTTGTCCATTGGTAGTATTGGCATTTTATTATCAACCTTAAATTCTTCAATTCCAAACCTATTTATATACAAAGTTTTAAAACCATAATCTTCTTTAACTTCTATACCTAATCCACCACCACAATATAGTACTACTTTAGATAAATTATCATTTTCCATAACCTTATTTTCCTTTAAGAATATACGTTGCATATCCGTTAATTCTAAACATCTTATTGGTTTCTCATTTTTACTTTGCATATCTTCTTTGAGAATTTCTGTGAACGAACTATCCATTTCTGTTATTTTTTCATCTATTTTTGTGAACGGAGTAGGCTTTTTTGTTATTTCCATATCCCATAGTGTTAGTTGCCCCTCTATTTCTTTAAAACCTTCCCCTTTACTTTTTTGGGCCATACTCCTCGCCATCCCTCTACTTTATTTTATTTCCTATTTTAAAATCTTCTATCTCATTTACCATTTTCTGAACTAACCACTTTTCATGCTCTATATCTTCTTCCAACTGAGAAATCTTTATTTCTGCTGCTGATGTCTTATCATGATCCTTAATATAATTTAACTCCTGTTCTTTTTGCCTTACCACATTCTGAAGAGAATGCTTAACTGCATACATATCCTTTAATCTAAAATCTATCCATTGCTTTGCCATAATAACTCCTCCTATTTTTTAATTTCTATAAACTCATAAGCATATCTACAGTTTTCTTTATTCCAAGTGCTTTCTGGAACAAAATTTTCTTCAAACACTTGGTGAAGTTCACATTCTTTCCAGTCTTTTGTACAATCTTTACAATTACATTCCATAATCTCTTCACACCATTTATTGAATAGTTGTCTCGGTACCACTGCATTTACCATTCTATCTCCCATTTCTCTATAAACCTTTTGAAGTGTATAATCATCAACTAATCTAAAATCAAACTTCTGCAGTCTCTTATCTATTTGTATTTTTTCTTTATCACTCAATCTGTCATATACACTCTGACAAAACTTTGTAAGGTACGTACCTGCAGCTTTTAAATTTCTATGTTCATCTTTAGTTAAATTGCCCCTCTTATTCCAATCCTCTAAAACAGTTATAATCTTAGGTCCATTTATCCCTCTATTGCCATTCATTATTTGTAATATTGACATGAATACCATAATCTGATTCTTTTCATCAGCATTTAAATAATCCTTCATTTCCTTTACCCCCATTTTGAATTTACAGGCCTGTACATATTTCATTTAAGTTGTCCACAAGCCTGTAAATTATGTGTATAACTGAATTTTTTTATTTTGCAGAACTCAAATCGAATTTTAACTGAGTATCTGCTCTCTTAAGCATCCTAAAATCCTCTTCATCAAATCCCTTTAATAAATCTGGTATAGGACTTATAGTTGTTTCCCATCCATATCCTAATGTTCCGATTACCTCTTTCCACCCTACTAAATCAGGAGCTCTTAGCTTATCTCCATCTTCTATTCGTCTTAAACAACTGTAAATATGTGCTACTACTTGTTCTTTAGATATTCTTGACATCCAAAATTCTCGGCTTTCAATAATAAACTTATAACCAGTAAATTCTGTGACCTGCTTAGGAAGTTTCTTAATCCACATTACCTCATCATCACGACTTACCTCATCTCCTACATAGTCCATATCTTCAATGAATAGAATTTTATCTAAATTTATAAGTGAAAATTCTGGTACTTTTTCCTTGTATTTATCTTTAATTTTTTGTGCTATTGGTCTATAAAAATCATTTTTTATCCAATACTTGTAACTCCATTTACCGTTATTTAAAGCTCTTATTTTTTGTATTTGCCCATTACCATTAGATTCAACAAATTGTAAGTTGTAACCAATACAATCAATTTCTTTTACTTCTCCATTACCCTCATTAATAATCTTTATTTTTGGCATTTCTTACTCTCCCTCCTTTTTTTCTGTAGAGCTTCATATGGAATCCATCCATCTTCATCTCCATACTTTAAATTCCGGGCTACCCACGTAAGCTTTACATTAGGATATTTTGAATCAAATAATTTTTTTCTTAACTCTCCTTGTTGAGTTGAAAAACCTTTTACATCTATAAGTTCTTCAGTTCCGTCAATGTGGTATATAAGGAAATCTGGTGTATATGTTGTTGCCCTATACTTTTTACCAAATTTCTCAAACTTAGCAATCAACTCATATTTAGGCTGCAGCTCAAAATTTAATATCTCACCTTTAGCTTTCTTCTTTTTTAAATATTCATAATACCTGGCTTCATCTTTACTATCAAACGTTATTCCATCAATAGTAATTTTTTCAGATTTATATTTACTTGCCATAGAACTTTCCCCCCATAGCTTGTTTTATTATGTCTTCTCTGCAGTACCCTACTGTATCATCAAGAACTTTTAACCCTAAAGGCTTAAGTAACTTTCGTACATGTTTCCTAGGTATCTGCAATATAATCTTTACTTCATCTTCGCTGTAACATTCTTTAGCTGAAAATAGCTTGTACATCTCTTCTTGAAGCTCTATTTTATATTTCAAATCTATTGATCTATTTAAGTGTGGCCCATTTTTTCCTCTATGGCACTCACAACACAAAGACTTTTTATTTAGAGGGCAATTTATCATTGCCTCTTGTTGCCCTCTAAATACTATATGGTGCTCTTCAGAATATGGATTACCACAAACTATACATTCTTGCACCATTGAATGTTAACCACTCCTTTATCCTTCCAATTTCGATTTACTAGTTTCTTATTATGCCTTAGTACCATTTGCTCTATATTTAATCCGTCTCGCTGAAGCTTGTCCAATATTCCTATGCACACTTGAATCTCATCAAGTACCTCTTCAGCTATTTGATAATTATCTTTTTCCGTTAATGCCTGAATCAATTCAGCTGCTTCTTCTTGATGTTTTTCTTTGATATCATTCCAACTCCATGTGTTATTATCTTGCTTCAAATTATCATTATGACTTAAAACCATTAACTTCATTTACTTTATATCCTTTAATGCTTTAAGGCATTTAACACAGATGTTTTTTCCTTTATAATTTTGAACTTTATCTGCTTCTCCACAAAATACACACGCTGGCTCATGTTTTTTTAATATAATTTGTTGACCTTCTACATAAATTTCTAATGCATCCTTCTCAGCAATATCTAATGTCCTTCTTAGCTCTATCGGAAGAACTATTCTTCCCAACTCATCAACTTTTCTCACTACTCCAGTACTCTTCATTACTATTTCCCCCTACTTAATTAAATTTGCACTTACATATTGTTCTTTTTTTTCATGCCATATTAGGTCTATTAAACTTCCGCACCCCTTGCAATTTACTTCTTTTAAATCGTTCATTACATAGAATGATGCTGTGGTGTTACAGTTTGGACATTGATACCTTGCAGGTTTTATTTCTCCTATAGGTAATTCTCCTTGGCAGCTCTTACAAGTTAAATGTCTATCTTTATATAGCAACTCATCATCTTTTACATTCAATACAGGTGTTGCTATAACATTACAGCTTGGACACTTAATCATTACTAGTTTTTTAGGATAATACTGTGATACTTCACTATTTTCTTCTTTCTTTGATATTTGCTCAGTTGCTTGAACTTTTTCTATTTCCTTATGTGTTATATTTTCAGGTTTTCTAATATTAATACTTTTATGCTCTTCTGTAATTGGTTCTTGTACCTTTAATCCGCCTACAACAGCTCCAACTAAATTCTTATATAACTTTTTTGCTTCTACCTCCGGAAGGTCTATATTAAACCTTGATGTTTTATCTAAAACTATTAATACTTTCATACTTCTCCCCCTTAATTAAATGGATTTTCTTCATCGTATACTTGAACCATATCTGGTCCACAATTAAAACTTTTTGAATCTGGTGCCTTTACCCAATCTATTATTTGAACTTGATCTGCAACAACTTCAGTATTATAAACTTTTTTGCCTTCCTTATTGTCATAATTCCTAGTTTGTATTCTTCCTGAAACACAAATTTGTTTACCTTTTCCTGAATAATTAGCTATGATTTCTGCCTGCTTTCCCCATACAACACAAGGAATAAAATCAGCTTCTTTTTTACCGTCTTTACCTGTCCTTCTATCTATTGCAATAGTAAAAGTCGTAACTGCTTTTCCTTCTCCAGGAGTAAACTTTAATTCAGGATCCTTCGTTAATCTGCCTATTAAAATAACTTTATTCATTTAATCTGCCCCCATCCTCAAGCAAGTCCTTTGCCTTAAATTCCATTCTTTTTGACCAAGCTTCTACTTTTTCTCTAGATAGCTCAATAGGTTCCTTACATATTCCAGACAAAGGACATTTTCCTGAGCCTTTAAAAGTTCTGCATATCTGTGCTGCATAATTTAAGTTCATTTTATTCTCCAATAAGTAATCCCAATATATCCGAAGTTCTTAGTGTTTCAGCTGCTTGCTTTCTAAACTCATCTAGTTTTTGTTTTGCTCTATCATCTACACTTGAGTAAGATGTTCCTACTATAATTGATATTGCAGATTCTACACTCTTTTTTAATCTAGCTCGTTCATCTTTTAAAAGTATTACTTGATTTTCTAATGCTGCATTTTGTTCTCTTAGGAAATATAGCTCATCTGCTATCTTTTGTTCTGGACTTGGATTTTTAACTTCTGCCACCATCTGCTCTATATCTTTAGGATTTATCCCACTTATCTCAAAGATTTTAACTACTACCTCATTCATGTTTTATACCTCCACTTTTTTCTCTAAAAAGTAACTTGCTTCAATGTCTGCGGTGTGTAAGGCCACACAAGCCGGCATTAAATTATAGGCATTATACATGGTTAAGGAGCTATCTTTGCTTTCAAATCCCCCCATGTGCCATCTTATGAGCATTATTTCTTCAATAGTAAGTTTTATAAAGCCTTGTAATATAATAATGCTTTTCTCTCCATGGCCTATTGGATAACTATCTTCAACTTCCCATACTTCTTTTTCTATCCAATTATCAACTTCTTGACCTTTCCAATTCAGTTTCTTACCTTGTTTTACATTCCTAATTCCCTTTTTATAAAAATTAGTTTTACATAAATCATGTAAGAGTGCTGCTATAACCACTGTTTCTTCCGGAAGCTCTAGTTTATATTTTTCATTTTTCTCTTTAAAAAGTGTGTAAACATTGTAACTATGCTCTGCTAATCCCCCTTGAAAATTTCCGTGGTATTTTGTAGATGCAGGAGCTGTGAAAAAATCACTTTGCTCCAAGAACTCTACAACCTTATCCATTCCTTCTCTATTTACAGAGTTTAGTAAATTTAATATTATTTCTTTCATATGAATTCCCCTAACTATTTAATATTTGACCTAGTAACTTGGTCTTCTCTTTACCCTTTTTTACTCTAATACTTGGTGATAAGTTTTCTATAGGTGTGCACATTTCATTCACCAACCTATCAAAAGTCCTTCCTTTTTCATTATCTTCACATTCTTGATCATATCGTTTTCGTAACTGGTCCATTGTAAGATTTGAAGTAACTACTAAAGGCTTTTTCTTTCTGTATCTGGTATCTAAAATTTGGTACATTGTTGACCTTGACCAAGCTGTATTATTCTCTGTTCCAAGGTCATCTATAATTAGTAAATCTGCATTATCTAAGCAATTTAATATGCTTTGAATACCATCATCTCCATATTTACCAAAGCTATCTTTTATTCGCTCTAGTATTCCTATAGCTGACACACATACAACTGGTATAAAATTATTTAGTAGTTCATTTGCTATACATCCTGATAAAAATGTTTTCCCATTTCCCGGCTGACCATATATCAGTAATCCTAAGTTTTGCTCTTTCATCTCTTTAAAATGTTTCACATACTTTAATCCTAAATCATACATTTTAGAATTTCCTAAATCATGATCCCAATTTTGAAACGTGAATTCTTTAAACTCTTTTGTCATTAAACTATTATTAAATATCTGTGAAAGCCTGGTTTGCTTTTCTAATGCTTGAGCTTGCTTCTGTGATTCTTCAAAAGCCTTCTTTTTACAGCTACACATTCTTGGCACTGTAAATTTCGTTCCAAGTAGCACCATCTCAAGTCCTATAGGTTCTCCACAAATCTCACATTTTTCAATATTAGATTTAGAAGTGGAATCCAATACCTGATTCATCGACTCCTGGTTCAGAAGGTTGCTTGTCATTTCCATTATTTTTATTACCCTCCTTTTTCGAAGCTTCAGATTTTACTTTGCTATTCCTTCCATCTCTCTTCCAATTTCTTAAAATACCTTCAACAAAAGAAAGTTTAAATTTATTTTGTCTTACAGCTTCTGTCATAGCTTCCATTACCCATTGCTTACTATAGATTTCAACATCTGCATCTATTAAATCGATTAACATTTTATTTAGTAATCCAAATCCACATATTTCATAATGTTTATATACATCTTGATTCTTTAACTCCTTATTACTACAACAATTAGAACTGTTACTAGTAGTATTGTTATTAGTAGTATTGTTACTAGTAGTGTCCGAAATCACCGGCTCCGGTGTTACCGTATCCGGTGAATCCGTATCCGGTGTTTTAGGACTCGGTATTTTAGGCCTTGGACTAACTTCTATGCTATAAACATTGTGACTAAACTTTCCTTTTTCTCCTCGTTGTTGAGTTATAACTATATATCCCTTATCAATGAGCTCCTTTATATATTTATAAAAAGTATCTTTACTGATTCCCAATTCATGTTTAATTAACTTAACACTTGGAAATGCACTAGATTCATTGCCTGCGTAACTACACAAGTAAGCATATATTGCCTTTGATGATAAAGTTAAACTTGAATCTTTCATTATTTTTTTTGCTATTAACCCATATCCATTTTCATAAATAGTACCTTTAAATTGAATTAATTTATCTTCTGGCATACACTATCTCCTTACTTGGCCATAGTAAACTGTCTAAATTTTTCCTCTTGTTGCTCTCTTGCCTTTTTAATTAACTTAGAACCTGCATATTTACCCTCACTTTGAAGTTTTTGTCTACACCTTCTAATACTTTCTAAAGAAGGTACCTCTGGCTTCAATATGTCATCTATTTTTTCTACATTGTAAAAAGTTTTTAAAACACTAACTTGTAGCAATTTATCGTTATCCCTTGCATCAAGGTCTTTTTCTAAGATGTATGCTACTTGATCTTTAACAACTGAAAGTTCCATTTTCCCATCCCCTTTGAAACTTTGTATATTTTTATCTCAAACTGCATACACTAAAAATAGGTTTTTATATCAAAACACCTAATATAAATAGTGTAAGTTTTTTGATATAATTTAGTTGGGACAGGTACTTTTGCCGAAGTACCCATCCAAGATATAAAATCATAATTCTACTGAATGGCCCCTTTGCCGAGGGGTCGTTTTATTCTGCTCTTCTAAGTTCATCAAGTCGTTCCAATTCTGTTGGATCTTCTGCTGTTTTAAAAATAAGCTTATCTTCATCCTGGCTATATTCTATTCCAGTAATAAAAAACTCTGGATTGTCTGCATCAAAAACCTTTAAATTATTTTCATTCATAGATTTAATTTGAGCATTAAATCCTTCTACTAAACTTTTAAAAGCTGCATTAGCCATAGTTCTCACCTCCTTTCATTATTCTGTTGGCTTTTCGCCTTCTTCATGTTCATTTACTACATAGTTACTTTCAATATATGAATCTCCAAAACCTAAGTTTTCATCAGGATGTTTCACTGTCATTACGGTATTATCTTGGTTTAAAGCTTCCATCGCTTGCTGTGCTTCTTGTTGTTCTATGCTTATTGGCATATATTTTATAAGCTTTAATATTACTGTTTTTAATGCCATTGATATATAGTGATCTGCCCATGGTCCAAATACTGCCCCTTGCTTATTTTTACTTTTTGTAAACTTATCTCTGTGCTTATCCATTTGAGTTCTAGTCATTACCAAAAACCCTGTGCCACCATCCTTAAGTTTATATGCTGCATAAAAATGCGTGATTTTTGCTTCGTCATCTTCTCCACAAGGTATATGAATTAGCTTTTCTTCCAGTCCATATGCATAGTCAAATTTATCTCCTTCGTAAACTTCATGAGCTGAAATGGTACTTACTTGCCCTGTTCTCCTTATGAGGTCTAACGCTCCCTTATACCCAATTTGAAATTGGGCTTCCATTGTGTTTGTTTTGTTATTCCAAAATGGTACAATGTAAGCGTGCCCTAAAAGGTTGGGCTCAAGTCCTAAGGATGCACAGTTTACTATTGCTCCAACTATAGTCTCCGGTGCACATTCCATTAGTTTAGGATTCCTTGACACTGCATTTAATCCAATTCTACAAAGCCTCTCCGGAGTTACATGTTTAGGTACTAAGCTCTGTATTGCCTTAAACTGCCCTGTAAGTTGCTTAGTTATAAGCCCTTGAAAACTACTTCCTTGTGGTGCTTGAGTTGTAGCTTGTTGCTCCTGCTTCTTTTGAATTTGATTTTTTACACTTGATGTACTTGCTGTTGTCATTACTCTAATACCTCCTCAAAGAATTCTTTTATATTATCCAATTTACTTTCCAAGTCAGATTGAAAATTTTCAAGTTCTGATTTAATATCCTCTAATGCACTTTTCACATCATCAAGTGATGAAGAAATATCACTTAAATCAATATCATCTTCACTGACTTCATTGATAGCTTTTTCAACCCATTTCACTTCACTAAAAGCTTTATCAATACTTGAAAACACATCTGTAACACTGGTTTTTCTAGCCATAAAATTTCCTCCTTACTTAATATCAAATTTTCTATATGAAGAAGTTTTTAAATACTTCTCATAAACATTAGGATTCTCTGCTTTTAATTTTTTAGAATCTATTGTTGATTTACTATAAGTTTTCCAAGTAACTTTCTTATCTCCACATAAACCCACTTCATTATTTTTAAGTAGATCCTTAAGTTTGTTTTCACATTCTGCTATTTGAACATCTAGCTCCTTAACCTGATTTTTTAGTATTTCTCTTTCATTAATAAATTGAGTAGCTTCTTCAGGAAGAATCAGCTCTGTTCCTGGTTCACTTTGTGGATATAAAGTCTTTAATAAATCCGTTGAAGCTTCACTACCATCAACCAAAGGTGGTGTTTTAGTTAAAACATTATTTTTCCAAAAGTCTTGAGCTATATTTTTTAACATTTCTATTAGCTCTTCATCTCTTTCAACATATTTTTGTACATACTTATTTCCACCAATTAAAGCTGCAAAATATCCAAAATTCACTCCTGAAACAAACATATACCATTGAAGTTGAACCATATATTGTGGTGGAACTTCTTCTTCATCCCATGAAGTTTTTAAGTACTCTGAAACTGTTTTTATTTCTAGAATTCCTTTTTCACCATTTTCATTAGTTATTAATCTATCGATATTACCTAAGGCCCAATAATAATCCGGATGTTTTAGTATTGCATTTACCTTATTGACCTTAAGCTTATTCCTGGCTTGAAATTCTTTTGCAATTACATCTTCCATTACCCTGCCCCAATACATCACTTCATTGTCTTGTGTTGGATCTAACTCTCCAATCTTATCTAGATAAACTTTAATTGGGGTTGAATATTTACTTATTCCTGTAAGTCCTCCTAAATCTGTTCCTGTGATTCCTGCTTTTCTGGCTTCTAACCATTCTTCATGGCTTAATTCATTAGTTTTAAGTAAAATATCACATTCTAACCCATAAAATCTTTTGCAATATTTAATACCGTCAGCTATACCTTTTCTTTTTTCTTTAAGCCATAGTTGTAAATTAAAAGGCTCATTAGTATAGGCTAAATTCTCCATAGGCAACCTCCTTATAATAATTTTTTTTATAAATTTTTAAGCCTTCAAAAGTAGGCTCCATATGTCTAATCCTACATAGCTGCATAAACTGAAATAAAATTTTAATATTCATAGCAACCTCCTGGTATCATTTTCCTACCCACTGCATAGAATAATATGGGGAGGTATGTAGCTTCACACCTTTTTAAAAAAACCTAGGCTTAAAGCCTACTCATCAATTGCTATTTAAGATTTAATCTTTCAGTTTTGCATTACCAACATTTGTTGATTAATTTTCTTCCCTTTCTGCAACCATTTCTTTTATAGATAACATATTCCATCCCATATACTTACGTAGTATATTAACGCTATCTATTGTTGCTTTTAAGCTAGGATATGTTGGTTGGTCAGAATATTTTGTTCCATACTTTCCGGATTTTAATTCCTCATAAAAGCAATTAAAATCAAAGTCTATAAATGCATCAAATTGATCTATTAAATGATCCATTGCTCCCTCCTTAAATTTTTAAGCTTATTCTTTTTCAAATGTTAATTCTTTAATATCATCAAGATTACTCAAGTCTTTTCCTGTATTTTCTTCAAGGAACCTTATCAACTCGGCTCTAGTTATCTTCATACTACCTAGTTTTAAACCCATCAAGATATTTCTTTTAAGGAGTTCATAAACCGCATTTTTATTAATTTTTAGAAGTTCAGCTGTTTCAGCAACCGTATAAAGTACAGGCTCCATCTTCATCACTCCTCCCACTTCCACAAACTTTCATCTATAAGTTCATTAGGCGTTAATTTTAGTGCTTTACAGAGCTTCCCAATTACCTGAATGCCAGGATTAGAATATTTTCCACTTTCTAATTCCGTTAAATATCCCCTTGCCACCCCACTTTTGTAACTTAGTTGGGATAAAGACATGTTCTTTTTCATTCTTGCTTCTTTGGTTTTTAAAACTGCCATGTATATTGCCTCCTAAGCTCCATAATTATCCTGGTTTAATTTTTTTCAAATCACACAGAATATATTATACATTGGCAGTTTTCAATTTGATAACTCCATTTGTAAAAAAAATATCATCTGCAGTTAAATCCGGTATTTTTTCTTTGAAGTATTTTAAAATAGTTGCCATTTCTGTATAAGTAAAATCCTTCTTTCCCTGCTCTTTCTGGTTATAGGAAGTTAATCCAATTCCTATAATTTTTGCCATTTCGCTTTGGCTTATATTAAAGAATCTTCTATATACCTTTATTTTATTATTCAAGTTTCCACCTCCAAGTTATCGTTTTGCTAACTGGTATATTTATATTTTAGTTTTCATTTCGATAACTGTCAATAGTATTTTATCACTTTTTTAAAAAAAATATTCATTATGATAACATATATTTTCATTTTGCTAATATAATATATAATTGATATGAAGGAGGTTGTCATTATGAGAACTACAGGTGATAGAATTCGCTTTGTTAGAGAGAAGTTAGGTTTAAAAGGTGAGGATTTTGGTAAAAAGCTTAATGTAACAAAAGTTGCCGTTTCAAATTGGGAAAATAATAATAGAACACCTGACGCTGATATGCTTGTAAAAATAGCTGATCTAGGAGATGTTTCTGTTGATTGGCTGCTTCTTAGAACTGACAACCAAGATGCAAAGATATACAAGGCTACTTTAGGCGAAGATCAAATTGAAATTGAGATTAATAAAAACTATCCTCATGAACTTTCTCCAGAAGAAGTAAATAACTTAATCAATCAATTAAAAGATGTCGGTTTTGATGTTGCTAAACTGATTGATAAAGCTAAAAGTAAAGATAAAGAGCAGTAGAGACACAAATCTCCACTGCTCTTTATCTTTTTTGCCTAATATAACACATTTTATAATGCATTCAATATAAATAATTTTACATATTATGTATTTAATATAAAAATAATGGGATATTTAGAGAGTAAATGTTAAATGTTGTTGAAAATTTCTGTATACAGACAATTACATAATTCTTCATATTGTGAAATAATTAGTATAAAGGTGAAAACATTTTTTTATTTCTTGAAAAAGATTTATAAAATGGTATAATTTTTATAGAACACTTGTTCGTTTAGTTAGGGGGAATTTACATGTTAGAAGAAAATATTTTATGCATCAAAGTTAATGGACAAATTGTTTATCAAAATATAAAAAAAGATATCTGTATACCTAACAGGGAAAACATTACCTATAGAAAAAACTCGGCTAATATAGCAAAATTGAATATGGAGGTGGTAACATGCAAGGAAGCGTAAGAAAAAAGGGGAATAAATGGTATTATTCCTTTGAGGTACCAGGTGAGGGTGGCAAAAGAAAAAGAATAGAAAGGTCAGGTGGTAATACTAAGAAAGAAGCATTAGAAGCTCTTAATGAAGCTATGTACAAGTATATGAATGGATTCGTAGAACCTAAAAAACTAACCTATGATGAATATATGAATGATTGGTTAGAAAATTTTGTTAAAGAAAATAGAAAAATTAATACTTATGAACGTTACAAGGAAATATATAAAAACAATATAAAACCTTATATAGGCAAATATTTGCTAAAAGACTTAAAACCTTTATTTGTAGAAAAATTACTACAAAATGAAAAGAAAAAAGGGCTAAGTAATTCTACAGTAGAAGCAATATATGGTGTAATTAATACATCCTTGAACAGAGCTGTTCGCTTGCAAATTATAAATGACAATGTTTGTAAGTTTGTTGAAAGACCTAGACGAGATAAATTTAAAGCGAATACATTAACTATAGATGAATTTAATCTTCTATTGAGTGACTTGAATAAAAATATATATGGTGATTATATTTTTAAGTTAGCATTAATGACTACAATGGAATTAGGATTAAGACGTGGAGAATTAGGTGGACTAGAATGGGAAAATATAGACTTTGAGAACAATCTAGTAAATATAAAAAATAATCTTATATACACAAATAATTCAGTTGAACTAGGAACTCCTAAAACAGAAGAAAGTGAAAGAGCAATATATATTTCTGATGAGCTACTGGAGCAATTAAAAAAGCATAAAAAAGTACAGGCTTTAAATAAGCTTCATTATGGATGTTTATATGAAAAAAACTTTTTTAATAATAAAGAATTTGATTTTGTGTTTACCTGGGAAGGTGGAAAATTTATTCATCCAAACTATTACACTCTAAAATTTTCTAGACTAATTAAAAGAATGGGGATAGAAAAAAAAATAAGGTTTCATGATCTTCGACATACCAATGCAACCTTACTACTTCAACAAGGAATTGATTTCAAAGTTATCCAAACACGACTTGGTCACTCTGACATCAATACAACCTTGAATATATATTCTCATGTTACTACAGATATGCAAAAATCTGCAACTGAGAAATTATCTAATTTGTTAACTTATACTAAGTAA